GCCTGTATAGCGACGGACTGTATTTTTTGTTTTGACCACCGCTTTGCTTTGCCTTCTGCTATTCGCAGAGATACCTTTCTCCCGGGTGGCGGCATCAGCTCCGGGTTATTGCGGATTATTTCTTCAACGGCTTCGTGGTTGTAAAGTGTGTATGATGTGTTCACGCCGTAGCGCTCAATCTGGTATGTTCCGTATGCATGGTTGATGGCGTAAATGTCAACCCTTTGCCCTTCGCATATCTGCCGTGCAACTCGATTTACATTGCGCATATCTTCGGTGACGGTTTCCTTCATTTCTCTCCACCGCTTGCCGACAATCAACTGCCCCTTTTTCCACTCCTTATATTCCTTTTCGGTCTTTTTACCCTGCGCAACCCACTCACGCCATTTTTTATCCTTTACCTCGTACCGCCGGAAATAATCCCTGAACTTTTCCTCAAGCTCCTTTGCCGCTTTGCTGTACTCCTCTTGCAGGCGCTTCTCTGTCTGTTTTATTACCTTGTCGGTTATAACATGCGCTCTATCTGCCATTTAAGCCCCTTCTGCGCCCCTGTAAGGGCTTTTTACTCCGTTTCCGGGGGAATGTTAGGCTGTTCTACTTCCTGCGGTTCTTCGGCGTTTTCGGCGGTCTCAATGTCAAGCTTTTCTATGTCCTCTGCATCCCGTTCGTTGATGATTTCATCCGCAAGGTCTCCATCGCCGAGCAGGGTCAGAATCTTTCTGGTGACATAATCAGGCGTGAGGGAATCAGCCGCCTGCAGAACGTTGGTTATTTCTTCGCCCGTGTTTACGATTTTACTCCTGCTTAATGTGGGCACTTCGCCTTCTATTCCGGCAATAGCAAGGATACCGTCAATAAAAGCAAATACGCCGTCCTCGTAGTCGCTTGCTTTTTCGTCAAGCCATTCATACGCCGCCTTGATTTGTGTCGCGGTATCAGCACCGCTTGCAATGTTGCGGATATCCAACCCCATGAAGTCCCGGTGCAGGTCTTGTGCAAGCCTGTCAAGCAGTGCTTCCCTTGATGCATATGGCGCTTCGATGTGATTGGGCTCAGCCTTCGCTCCCTCAGCGTCAACGACTGCGGCATGCAGGGCTCTCATGCGCTCAACAAACTTTGCCAAGTCCATGTCCTTCATGCCTTCTGCGCCCTGAATAGCCCAATAGATGTATGACGCTTCATCCACCGTATTTGCAAAGCCGGACTTGATGAGGTCATAGCAGTCAATGGATTCTCGCCTGCCTTCGAGCTCAGACTGCTTGTTGATGCCCCACAACGGCACGATGGGGAAAGTCGGATAATTATCGCCGTCATAAATTTCTGTTCCGTCCACATCACTATGGCGCACCACTTTTGTGTATGCCCTTTTAGGCTCCAGCACTTCTCCTTCCTCGCCCTTGCGCCATATAAGTTCCGTGTAGCCGTCAAGCTCGTAGTATGTAGCTCTCAGCGGTTTTGTCGGGTCAATCTGCCAGAAGCGCAGACCTGCACACAGTGCGCCGTTCTCCTCATCGAAAAAAGGGCAGAACTCAAGTTTGCTGAACACTTCAAGGTGGTTAAGGTTGAAAAAGCCGTATGATACATTATGCACCTGCGCACATTTCCCGGCTTTTTTAAGCATTTTATCAAAGTCCTTGCCGAGCTTTTCCTTTGTCCCATCATCCTTGAATGTAACGCCGTTCCCGAGCAGGTACTGATTAAGCTGTGTCACAAAGTAGTATAACCAGTTAGACCTCAGCTTAAAATTGGCACTGTAGTTGTCGGGAATAGCCTTGCCGGTGATTGTGTACAGAAGCTTCTGGTACTCCATAATTGTTACATTCCGGCGCTTGTAATACTCTTCCGCGATTTCTGCATCAACATACTCCTTTTCTCCGCAGTATGCGACTATTGCCCCATGCAGGAAGCCGATGAGTTCCCCATCGTTTACCTGCTGTAAATCCTGATACGTATACATTAGCTGTTATATACTCCTTTGTATTCTTCCTTCGGCAGTGCCAGTTTTAAGGTCTTAACGAGATACCTTGTCGAGTCCATTAAATGGTCATCAACCTTGACGGGCGCATCCTCTACCTTTGTAGAATCCCATATATAGCCGGATGCTTCTGTTTTCCAGTTGGTACATACCTCTGAGATTTTTATGTAGCCTTCCTGCAGGGCAGTTGCTGTTTCCCTCAAGCCGTCTCCAACGTCATTCTTGCCCTTGCGTACCTTGAATATATCTTCCCTGCGCATAGCGGCTATAAAGGATGATGCAGACGGGTCAATAATGCAGACTACAACAGGGTCACGGTCTTCGCCGTGAAAGTCCTCTTTCACTTCGTGGTTCTTGAGATAGAACCTTTTCATGTCAGTAACATAATCGGCATCGGTTTTTTGCACGAGCTTTTTCCTGCCGGAGTAGTAATACTCATCCACAGCCCACCACACTTCCCCGTATCGTTTCCAATAAAGCGCGGCAAGTGGGTTCTGTGTGCCGTAGTCAAGGGATATGCATTCCTCGTCACACGGTACATCCGGCGGCGTGCCGATTGCTTCAAGGTACATAGGGAATATCAAGCCCTCTGCCAGACATCGCTCTCCCTTTATGTCTCGCTTGTACCAGATAGAGCCTACAACATACTGCGATTCTATCTCCCTGCGCCGCTCAGGTGTTATGGAGTAGTTGTCAGCAAGTGTAAAGTGCTCATAGTTGTACCCTCCGACATATGTCTGAGGATATACATCTATGTAATCGGTGTATATCTTGTGACCGGGCTGACAGGGGTTCATGTCCCATAAAACGCACGGGTCTTGCGCCGCTACCTGTCTACCAAAAGCAACCTTGATAAAGGATGTGCGGGAATCGTCGCTGTCGTAGTGCTCGTTAATCTCGGTAGCAATCCATAATCCGTATGAGTTGCCGAGAATCCTTTTATAGCTGTCAGCCTTGCCGCCGCCTGCAAATATAACTATCTTCTCGCCGGTCTGTGTGTTGATATACAGGGCTTCGTTGTCCTTGTACTTTCCCCACCTGCATCTCCCACGAAAAAGGTGCTCAAGCCCGAAGCCGTTGCAGTCCCCGATATTCAATTTTGCGTTGGCAATGGTTGAGCCGCTTGCAAGGTGTATCTTGTCCCTGCAGGTCTCAAGCTTCATTGCCGCTATGATACAGTGGTCTATAGTCTTTCCCGAACGTATAGCGCCTTCCGCAACGCTCATCTTGCATTTCATGGCGTTGCGGATGTACCGCTTGTGCTTCGGGGAAAACCGTGACCAATTAATCGTCCTCGTCTGGTTCATTTAACAAATTCGCAAGAGGGGTCAGGTCTTCAACCTCAGTTACATTTATATCCTGCTTGTCACGCCACTTGTCAGGTCTGCGGTTCTTCAGCCAGAATATCTGAGCCGCAACCTGCGGCTGAATGTAGACTTCCTCGTTAACGTACTCAATCCGCTCCTCGACAACCTTGCCCTCGCCGACCTTTTGCTTTTCAAGCTTTACCTTGACCGGCTTCTTGAGGGTTATGGTGTGACCGAGTGCGGATTTAAGCAGTGCATTTTCTACCTTGATATCGACAGGGGCTTTGCCCTTTTTAATGGCGTCCGAAAATGCGGAAAAATCTTTCTGCCACCTGTAATACGTATCCTTTGATATGCCCATTTTCAGGCATATCTGCTCATCGGATAAGCCTTCCCTCGCCCATCCTTCGACAAGCAATAGGCTGTCATTCGTGAGCCATTCCTCATACTTTCCTTTTCTGCCCAATAGCGACACCTCACAGTTTCATCAGCTCAGGATTGCTTTCGTTGCCGTGTTTCTGGAATGTGACACTCTGGTTGTAATAGTAGATGATATTGCCGTCCTCGTCATATCCGTTTGGGATAAGCACCTTCTCGAATAATCTATATGGTGACTGTCCTCTTTTTGGAGCATTCCACAGATATCGGAGATAGTCTTTCATCGTCATCCCGCTGAAGTGTGCGGCGGTCTCGCTTGAATTTCGTGCTATTTGGCAACCGACCGCTCGAACCGCATTGAAATCAAGGAAATACATGTCCTTCTCAATATCCCTGAACTGAACCTTCCCTGTTTTTTTCGCAATCTGTAATGCGGCGGCAAAGTGTCCACGGCTGTAATTCCAGTCCTTGTTCAGTGCGCAACAGCAAGTATTATCACAGCATTCTTTGAAGTGAGCATCAGATACATAAAACCGTATTCCAAGCTCAGCGCAAAGAGCCTGCATCTTCTTTACATACTGCTCTTTTATCTTCCGATTCAGTCTGAGGTATCCTGAGCCGCTTGAATATTTGCGATAAAACTCTACAATATCAAATCCGCATCGTTCTGATATTCTCTGATAATGCTCCTTTGCCGTGTTAATTGACCTCATCTCCAAGCAGAAGAACTCCGTTGTTACCGCCGTTGCGCCTGCGTCCTTCGCCGCTCTTATCAGCTCAAGGTATGTTTTGTCACTCACACCGATAATGAATGGTCTGAGCCTGAGAGTTGTTCCGCCTTTACTCAGGCTGTTGTATATCCGCATTGCTTCAAGCCGTTCCTGCGGGGAAGGTACTCCAACCTCAATAGCCTTTGCGTCATCCGGGTCAAGCGTGATAATGCTGAATTTCACGTTCCAGTTGTCAGCTCCACGGAACAGTTCCTGATATTTTGGGTCTTTGAACACCCATGCGGATTTTGTACTGAAACAAATAGGGTAGTTTATCTCTTTGAGAAACTTGAGTATTTCATATGTTTTCCCGTACTGCTTTTCAAAGCCGTCAAACTGGTCTGAAAGTCCGCCATACTGAATCGGACGCTTGTCTTTGATATATTTCCAAAATTGCGATTTTTCATCTTCCCCTTTGAACAGTTTTTTTATAGCGTCAACGTTAACTGCCTTCACGTTTTTACTCAAATAATCCTCAGCGCCGCCGCCAATCGCTCTTTGGTATTGCGAAAAGCAATACACACAGCCAAAAGAACAGTTGCTGTATGTATCGAGAGTGACTGGCAATGAGCAGTCCGCAATCTCTCCTGTCCATCGTGGCGATGTATAATACCCTTTTTCCAGTGCCATTTATACTCCTATATAATCCCATACATACGGTATAGTTTCTTCATTTCTTTCCGAATCCCGTCCCAACCGTGCAGTTCGCCCAGAAGGTCGTTAGGGAACAGCTTCTTGCGTATTGTGTACAATTCGTCAGTCACTGATATGTACTGCTGTCTTTCTCTTCGATACCACACAAGCTCCTCAAGCATCCTGTCAAGGTAATATCCATTGTACCTTGTACCCTTGTAGAACTTGCGATATGCGCATAGGCTTGTCTCAAGTTTTGTAGTGTCGGTGTCTCCGCCCGTTTTTTCAACGTTTTTAGCAAGGATTGATAGCCGGGCATCCATTTTATCAACAGGCACTTTTAAAACACCGCTCCGGTCAAACTCGTCAGCAAGAGCATCATCCCCGTACAAGTTGAGCAAACCTGATGTTGCGGTGTCTCCGTTCTTCCAATCTATTGTGGTATTGCTCACGGCAACCCCTATCATTGTTGCGTAGGATTCAAGAAACAGATATGCCGAGAACCGCCCGAACATATACCAGTTCTCAACATCATTTATTGCTTCCTGCAGGTTGAGCACGCCGCAATCGAACCACTTTGAGTTATCGTATGATGATATGGTGTTTTTCCACAATTCCAATACCCCGTGGAAGCGCTTTCCCATTTTGATGTATTTTCTATCGCTTTGAAAAACCATATCCTGTTTTAGCGCTTCTGCGGTTATTTTCCCGCTGAGTATGTCTTCACGCTTATTGAAAAGGATAATCCCGCTTTCACAGCAATATGTAATAGAGAAAAAGAACGCAAGATGAAATCTCTCGTCATCACTCAGCTCGTGTCGTTTGGCGTATTCGGCAAGGAGCTTCGCATTGCACTCGCCGTCCCCGTCACGGTGGTACAGGCAAAACTCGTTCATTCTTTCCTGCAATGTTTTCATCTATTCTCCCGAAGCGTTTCCCGGCGCAATACATTGCTATCGCTGTCGGAATCACCATCTGCATGTTTTCTTTACTGATTTTACTTACATAAGCATCAAGAACAGGAAGCCCGCTCTTTATCATACTTTTTTTCGACCTATACACGGTGCGGAATCTGCCATCAAAATTGTCGAGGTTTCCGAAGTCCCCGCCGTTGCGTCCAAATAATCGGTTGAGCGCAGTCTGATAATCTATGCACATTTGAACGGCAAGAAACTTGTAACCGGCTTTTCGGGCAATCTGGGAAATCTCCCATGTCAGTTTAAAAGTCGTGCTCCAAATCTGCTTCTCATACACAATGACATCCGGCTTTTTTTCCCGCATGATGTAGCTCAAAAGCCCCTTGAACACTTCTTTGTCTTCCCTAAAGGCATCGCACCCTTCGGATTTTGAGTATGGCTTGTACCACCCAATAACACAAATACCGTTTCCAATCATCACCCTGTATTCATTCCCGTTATATTGGATGTTAACCGGCTTCAACCCGTTTGCCCTGCAATATTCCCTTACTGCGGTTGATTTTCCCGATGCGTTTATTCCACGCACGTTTACAACAATTTTCATTCAAAAACTTCATCAAGGTCGTAAACAACCTTGTCAATCTTCTCGATGTGAAGGAAGTCAGCAAGCTCCTGTTCCTGCTCAGGCAGGTATGTGATGATAATTCTCTTCTTGACAACAAACTCTTCCTGCTTGTCGATGTACTCCTGAATCTCGGAATCATCGTATGTCTCAGGCAGATAAGGGTCATTCTCGTCCGCAACGCCGGTTGTAACTCCATTGGGTGTAAACTGCGGCTGTACAGGCGGCTGAGCCGGAACTGGTGTCCACGGTTCATCGTCAAGGTTGAAGTCGAAGCCGCTCATGTCGATAGTGAGGTTTCGCAGTTCTTCCTGCAAAAGGTCATAATCAAACCCGCTGTTCATTGTCAGTTTGTTGTGTACAAGGCTGTACGCTCGGCGCTCTTCATCGCTGAGGTGGTCAAGCCTGATAACAGGAACGGTCTGCACGTTGTCCATTTCCATTACTGCAAGAAGCCTGCCGTGACCTTCGATGATTTCATTCTTTCCGTAGACAGCAATGGGGTCATTGAAGCCAAACTCATTGATGGACTTCTTAATCTGTTCCACCTGCTCCGCCGGGTGCAGTTTTGCGTTGCGGGCATAAGGCTTCAAAGCCTTTTTATCAAGGTACTCTATTTTCAGTTCCAAACTATTCTCCTTTCCTTGTATGCTTGCGGTTAATTATATGTATGTTACTCTAATTGACTGTTTTAGTCAATGTTAATGCAGGCAATAAAAAACCGCCCCGGAGGGCGGTGCGCTGTTTTATTTAACGCCGTATTTCTTTTTGAACTCCCTGAGCTGTATGCAGTTAAACTCGAAGCGCTCACGGTACTGGTTAAACTCCATGTCTATATGAGCTTCGCCGTTTATAATCTGCCGCACTGTTTTCTGGTTTTCCTTGAGCTGTGCGTATGCCTTTGCCGCAACCTCAGGGGCAAATCTGCGCTTTACAAACTCAATCTGTTCGGGTGTGAGTAAATCGTGCATTGTGGATACATATTTCTCAAGATTTTCTTCGAGGTTCATGTAGCACGATGCAATCCAGTGCGCCGATGCGTCCGGGCGGTTATTTAAAAACTCGTCCCACCGCTTCATATAGTATTCTTCGGTGTTCCATGTCTTGCGCCTTGCGTGTAACTTTCTCAGCTCGTCTGTTGCGTAAAACCTTGCCATTGTGCACTCCTTCCCGGCGGTATGCCCGCCCCGTGTGTTACTTTATATATAGTATATTACATTACATTTAATTAAATGTCAATAGGTAGATAATAAAAAGGAGCGGCTTTTTTTGCCGCCCCGGTCTGTTAGCACTCGCCCAGATAGTCAAGCTCGTAATCCTGCACCTCTTTGTCGGTGAGCTTTCGGTCATATACCAGAATATCCCAATACTTGCCGGTCTGGTCATCCTGCCTTTCGTAAAAGCCTGCTTTCGGCTGTGTGCCAATGCTGAACCCCCGCAACCTCATTCCGTATTTGTACATGCGTTTCTCCTTTCTGCCGGTTTAACCTATGCCCCCGGCAAGGTCTTGCTGTTATTCGATTGGCTTTCCGTACTTGATAGCATCAAGCCGCATCATAGGCGGCAGTTCGTTGTGGTCGGTGTAAACAACCACTGTGTCGCCGTTGTACATAGCGTTAAAGCCGTACTCGCTCGCCCAATAGCTGTGAGTGTAGCCATGTGCCTTTGCTTCTGCGTCAATCTGAATCTTTGTAGGGTATCCAACCCCCGTGTAGTGCAATGCGTACATATTATCTCCTTCCTTACATTGTGCCAAATTAATCACTCAAACGGCAACGGCTCGTCCCCGTATGGGCAAAGCACTTCCACCGGGTAATCGTCACCCTCAACGGGCTCGCCTTCCCAAAACCGGCTCGGCAGGCGGTTAATCAGGCTTGCAGTCCTTTCCGCAAGCGCTTCCGCCGCTTCCATTGTGTCGGCTTCGTGCACCTTGTTGTATACCTCATTAAAAACGTCCCTAAACTCAACCTCTTCATCACACATACCGGTGTCCTCGTTGATTACCGCAATCAGCCCGCAACCCTGCTCCATGAGCATTTCTACCGCCGTGTCATAGTTGTAAGAGCCGTTGTCCCATGCGTCCATTCGGTTTTTCTGTACTGCATACCATTTAGCCATTTTGTATCTCCTTTCCTGTATATTAAAGGTCATAGTATCTTTCGTTTCCATCTTCATCCACGAAGTAAATTGTGTTCCCAAGAGCATCGCAAACCTCTACAGGAATGTCGCTCTGTTCATTAAGCTCAATCGCCTTTAAAATAGCATCATCTCTGCTTACCGTGACGTTGTTTACCGTAATGATTGTGCGCTTCATTTTTTGCTCCTTCCGGGTGTTTGTTTGCTGTACCTTATACATAGTATATTACAGTATATTTAATTAAATGTCAATAAGAAAGTATAAAAAAAGAGCGGTATTTTTTACCGCCCTCTTTATTACAGCCTGCTGTATGCGTCATAGATAAGGTCTGCCAGAACCTGCGAAGAGGATTCACCCCGTGCGGTGGAGATGCGCTTTAACTGCTCCACACTCATTTTCGGCAAGGAGAAGGATGTTACCGTCTTACCCGCCTTGAAGTTGAAATACTGGTCAGCCCCGGTGATGCCGTTCTGCACAACCCACGCCTTTGCCTTGTCGTAGCTCAGCGGGGTGATGGTATCTACCGCAGTGTCGGCAAGAAAAAACTCGCCGGTCTTTTTCTTATACAGGGCTGTTGACCCCTTGCGCCCGCAGGCGATAGCCGTGTCTGTATTATATCGCTTGTTGCTGATTACTTTCTGCATCATCCTGTACTCCTTTCTGATACCCATTGTATCATGATTGCTTCTCATTGTCCACTTTTAAATAAATGTATGCCGGTTTAACCTTCCCACCGGCAAGGTGTGTTATTATGCGGCGATGCTGTCAATCAACTGCCCGGCGGTCTGCCTGATAATCTCAAGGCTTGCCTTCAGCTCTTCCAGTTCCTTCCCGTTGCTCCACCCGGCTACATAGCCGAAGCTATAATCACTTGTATCAATACCGAAGTAGTTACAGACCGTATAGGCTACGCTTTCCGCCTGCACTTCCTTTGTGTGCCTGTCGGCTTCTGCCTGTTCCCCTTCCTTGCAGTGCAGGGTCGCATGTGCTACCTCGTGTATGAGGGTTTTAAGCGTCTGCATGGGGCCCAGGTTGTCGCGTACTACGATAAACCCCTCATGGCTGTAAAAACCGTTTGCAGAGCCGTCTACGGCTTCAAAGCGCACAGGGACAGGCGATACCGCCTTGACCTTCTCGATGAGTTCTGCGCCCTCATCCCCTTCAAGCCGGTGGCATATGCTCGGCAGTGCGTCCCCCTCTGTCTGGCTTAGGTCAAACACCGGCACAGCCCTGTATGTTGTGTACTTTACTTCCTGCTCCTGCTCGTTGCCGTCCTCATCCTTGACCATGCGCTTTACCTTGCGGGTCATAGGTGCGAGTATGCGGATAGCCCGCTCACCCTTTTTAACCTGTCTGCCGAACTCGTCCTGCCACTTGCGGTATCCTGCAACCATCGTTGCCGCCGGGCACTGCATTGCAATCAGGATGCAGTTGTTAAGGCTGTAGCGGTGAAACTTGCTCATTGCCTGCAAATACTCGGCATACTTGCCGGATTCAAAAACGTCCTTGATGCCCTGCTCTAACTTGTCTGTGATTTCCTTGAGCTGTTCTTTACGGTCTGCCATGTCCCTCTCCTTTCCGGGGTTGCGTCATGCCACCCCCTCGTGCATTATTTATTCCACAGTGTACGCAAGCCCGCAGGCTTCTGCGTTTGCCTTGATGCGGTTTATTTCCTGCTCGTACACCTTAAAGCCCTCAGGTGCAAAGCCGTCAAAAATCTGTGTATCGCCGCTCCAAACCTGTGCGTGATTATGCTCGTCCCACATCTCAACTGTGTACTTGATAACCCCGCCAACTGTAACAACTGTCTTTCTTCCGTGTCTCATTACCTACTCCTTTCCGGCGGTGTGCCCCGCCCCGTGCGCCCGTGTGTTGTACCTATATATTATATTATACTACATTTAATTAAATGTCAATCATTATTTTTGGGGTTCTGGATAAAAAAATACCACCTTTTCAGGTGGTATCAATACCCTTTAACAGGGAGTCCGCTGTGCAGTTGAGAGCCTTTGCAACCCTATATAGTCCGTACACGGAAATGCACCTTTTGCCGGTGAGCCATTTTTTCATCACATCCGGCGGGGTCTTACTTTCCTCGCAGAGTCCGTCAAACATCATTCCCTTTCGGATACACGCGACCATAATGTTGTTTGCAATATGTACCGCCTTGCTGTCCATATTTCCCCCTTTAAAACCGCCCACAAGCCCCTGTACGGGCTTTTCCTCCGTATCTGGCATAAACCCTTACACAAAGGCTTGCGGGCTTTAAAACGCCGTTATTACCCTTCCCGGAAGAACTGCTCCATTTCCTCGCGCCGCCTTGCCTTGTCCGCATTGCTCCTGTGTTCTTCGTCTTTATCCTTGAGCTCCTGCGCAAGGCATTCAAGCCTATGCTTCAGCCGCCCCTCATATTCAGCGTCCGTTTCATCGCACTGCCGGAGCATAAAAACTTCCTCGGCGGAGTCATCATCGTTGCACACGCTTAAATAACCACACTCCGGCGCTTTTGCGCTCGGCGCACCTACAAAGACACACAACCCTGTTTCCTGTGCAAACTTAAAAATATCAAACACCTTTTACACCCCTTTTCATCGTGTTTATCGCTTCCGCGAACTCCTGCGCACTCTTTAAGTTATCAAAAAAGCCGGGTATTATATCCTTTACCCTTTTGCCGAATCCAGTCCCCTGCTCATACATGCACACTTGATACTGCCGTGTGTTGTGCGGATTCCTTCTCACCTTCCACAGATTTTGCTCTCTCATTCGTCACCCCCAATGCAGGAAAACATTTCGTGGCAGACGGCATTATACTTGCATGCAGGTACAAGGAACTGCGCTATCTCAGGCGTACATTTTCCGGCTTCCTCGCACATCATTTTTACAGCTTCCCTTGTTTTTTTTGCCGCATTGTTGCAGAGCCGCTTATTTGCAATTACCATTAACTCTTCTGCGTTTACATCCAAAATCATGTTAACGGGCGTGTCCCTGCGTGCGGCATCGCCGTCCATTACTTCCTGCCGGTCATTGCGCAGGCTTGATACATACGGCTGAGCGTGTACGTGCCTGCACAAGTGCACAGATGTGTTTGACGGGATATCCTCAATTAAAAAGGAGTAGCGCAGATACCTGATGGGGCTGTGACGGGCTTCAAGGATTTTCTTTTTCCAGTCCTCTGTCGGCGGCTTTACCTCACCCAGTCCTTTGCCGTACATGGTAATCAACGCCCGTCGTTTTACCTCAACCCAATCCTTTTCCGTTGGGTACTTCAAAAGAGTTACCTTCAAATCCGCACCTCGCTTTCGATTTTTATACCGAGTTCCTTTGCAGTGGCTTCTGACATTAGCAACAGCCCGGTTTCCTCGTGTGCCTGCTTTACTATTTCAAAAACATTTTCACGATTCTCAATAACCAGATTTTGTATATCCGTCAATACATCAGTGATGCGCTTTTGCCCGAATCCGTACCGCCTGTGCAGTGTTAACGCCAACGCCGAGTATATCCATGTTGTGTTCTCTTTTACGTTGCGGCTGTACCGCTGTTCCTGTCGGCTGAATTGGCTGTTATGCCTTTTGTTTCGATGTTTGCTCTTCGGCATTTTAGTCTCCCTTGCATTTGTCTGTGACGCTTACGATACATCCGTACTTTTCGCATTTGTATTGCGGCGGAGCAGAAGCGTACATGTACGAGTAATCCAGTTCTGCGCATAGACCACATCTTAGATTTTCCCGCTTGCACTTCCGTAAGGTTTCTGCAATCTTTTTCCGAAGCATATTTTCATATTCTCGTTCGTCTTTTTGGGCAGAATCTTTTTTCCACATCAGGTCAAATTCTTTTGCCGGTACACAATGGAATTTTACTCCTTCTATTACTTTTGCGGCATAGACTGTCTCCACCTCATCCCCCTTGTATTCATAAAAACAGCGTATATTCTCTGCATTATCCGGCAGTTCAATTTCAATTTTCATTCGCCCTCCTTCATTTTCTGCAGGACTTCAACCACATCCGAATAATGCTTTCCAGTCTTTTGTAATACGTCAAAGCTGTAATTCCCGACATAACCATCCGACCACACAACATAGGCTGATTTCTGTTCATCACTGAGCATGAGTATCCTTGTTACAAAACCCTTGCTTCCGCCTTTTAAAGACACTTCGTCCCCGACTTTGATTTTTTCTTGTGACTGCTCATACTGCCGGGCTTTCTCGGCGGCTTCGGATGCCGATGTGTTATGAATCCACCAGTTAAGATTCCCGCCTGTATCTTGAATCTTCCTCGCCGCTTCCCATGCATCGGACAAACCCCTCTGATAGGCTTCTTCCTGTGCCTTTTCTGCCTGTGTCTCAATATTGTTTACAGCCATAAGCATCTCGCCAATTTTCTGCTTAATTTCTTTCCAGATTTCACTTGCTTTTCCCATCTTGCTCACCTCGCATTTTCTCAAGGACTTCTGCAATCTCCGGGAAATGTCTGCCGGTCTTTTTCCAGAACCGTGTATGTGAATTAATCCACGTTCTGTCCTGACAAAAAATAGTCAGCACCCCATCATCTTTAATGTCGGTAACAGTTCCTTTAAAATTTCGTCCGTTTATTACTTCGTCCCAGAGCTGTATCTCTTCCTTCTCCTGCTCATACTGCCGGATTTTCTCGATGCACTCCGATGCGGAATAATTTTTAACGACAAACCAACTGGGATTATAATCAGGAATGACGCATTGACTGAAATCAAACCCTATTTCTTTCAAACTGCACATTGAATTGCTTCCAATCTTCCTCGCCGCTTCCCACGCATCATTGATACCTTTTTCATACTTGCCATCATTAAGCGTCCGTCCGACATCAAATCCTTCCTCATACGCCTCCATCCTGACCCGCTCAAGGTCAGGGGCATTGTAGGGTGTCAGCTTACCAATACCTGTCATATCAAAAACAAGGCTGTTGAATCCTTTGGCCCTGTACAGAAAATCACCATCCTCTTTGTGGAAAGGCTTGTCTTCCATCTCGATAATGTATTTCTTCCCCACGCTTCTTACCCCCTTACTTAATCATGCTTGTAATCTCTTTAACCGCCGATGCTGTCGGTGATGCAATCCACCCGATAAGGTCTGTGGCGCTAGCGATTGCAAAACACGTCAAAATTGCCATTACGATTCCGGGGAAGATGCATGTAAGAAAAAACGATAGAGCCTTGTCTTCAAAATCTGTATCCTCATTACTAAAAGTACACTTTACAAATTTTACGACTACTACAACCATAACAATCGCCAGAACCGTCTGCACCACTGTTAAGAATGTCAACCTTGCAATATTGTATTTTGCAAGTTCTGGCACAAGTACACTTGCCGCAACTCCCAACTTTTCACAAAGTGTGTTGATGATTTCCGTTACTTCTTTACTCATGCTCACTCCTTCCCGCTCCAACAAGGTAACTGCACCATTTCCATTTTCATTTCGACCTGCATTGTCTTGCACCAGTTTGTCAGATTGTCCGATTCAATCTGGTTGCATATCTCAGCCGGATTGATATCAAATATCAGGTCGTTCAGCCGTTTTGCCGCTTCATCCGTTTCGGACTGAAGCCAACACTTCTGCTCCAATTCCTGCCTGATGATCTCTTCATCATCCATGCCGTCTCTTACAAGCCGCTGTGCGACTTTTACGGCATCTTCAAGCGTCAACATCAACATCCTGCTCACTCCTTCCTTTCCCCCTTATCACAAAATCCGTCATCTGGCACAAGTTGGTAAGGAAACCCTCGTCCTGTGCAAAAATCATCATTCTCGCGAAATTTGCACTCCTTGCATCTGACCACCGGAACAACATCGGCAGGTGACAGTTCCTCTAACCGTTTCTTGCAGTCATCTCTCTCTGCCCATGTAATATTGCCGTTTGCACATTCCACGGAATTCACTGCATCCTGCTTGCGGATATATTCATTCTTCATACTTCTTGTCCATTCTGAACGGTCTGTACCCTTCACCGTCACGGAATATATAATTCATAGCATCGTTCCATCCGTCACGGTACTGTGCGCAGGTTGCAGGGCATCTGTTCCTTGCTTCTGGTCGATACCAGATGCAATCTGTGTGGTCGTAGTGATATTCGTATTTTCCTAAGTCTGGCTGTGCGGATGGCAACATCATCAATTTCGTCATTGCTTCAGCCTTGTCGATTAAAAGCACATCATCTGATATCGGGCTGACAATGGCGGTTATGTTTCTCAGCGCTTCAATCGCCGCCTGCCTGTCTATTAAGTCTCCCATAGTGCCTTTTTTACCTTTCTCATAATCTCGTGGCAAACCCGCACAAGGCTATCCTCATAAGGCTCTCCGCAATCTCTGCATTCTTCATCAACCTGTTTACAGACCTTCTCTTCTCTGCCCATCGCCGCAATGAATATTCTTTGCTCCTTGTCTGTAAGCGGTTCTGGCTGAGCGGATGCAAATGCCAAAAATCTGTCAATTATGCGCTGATATTCAAACGCTTCTTTCCATCTCCGCTGATTGCATAACTCTCCTTTATAAGCGTTTAAATGTATCCTGATTGTTTCGAAATCATCATCGGTCAAACACTCGGGCAGTGCGGGCGGCAACTTTTCTTTATCCGCAAGAATTTCAATCGCCTGTCCTTCTGATAGACCGTCAATCAATCCCCACGTTTTTAGCGCTTCAATCGCCGCCTGTCTGCTGATATAATCACTCATTGCCTCCCTCCATCCTGTCGATATGCATCACATACCACTCACCTTTATGCTGAAATCGGAACTCGATTCCGTTAAACAGCAAATGCTGTGCGACTGCGCAGAGTGCCTCGTGTGTGACCTCGCTCCTGTTTCTCCATTGGGTCTTGTCTTTTGGCATCAGTGTTCCGGCATAGATCCCTGCCAATCCGCACCCAACATGATACTCAGCCATTGTCTTCCTCCGCTTCATCCTCCGCTTCATCCTCCGCTTCAGCGTCAAGCCATGTTTTTGCCCCGTTGCCATTCGTACAGCACACATCTCGTCCAACGCAGTTGAAGCACAAAATGTGCTGTCGGCAGATAAACTCTGCCAGTTCATCGTTGCTCATCTGAGCCAGTTTTTCACGATTTGTCATGCTTCTTCCTCCGTGTAGGGTTCGGGGAGAGAAATCAGCTTCCTTCCGCATCTCCTACAAAATATGTCTTTAGCATCAACCGGCTCTCCACACTTACTGCATTCATTCCGAAGAGTAACGCCGCCTCTTGATTTTCCGACTACGATTTTTGCGGCTTCCTGCTTTTCCAGAGCAGGCAATGATAACAGCCTTGTAACGTCTTTTTCTGTGTGTCCATCCCAATGTTTTGCGCGTTCCAGTTCCACACAATCAAACAGGCTGTAATAATGGTCCTCGTAATGGTATGTATAACTCCCTTCCGGCGTGTCGATGCCGACAATAAACCAACCACCACCGAAGCATAGTTCTCCATCCTCGTGTCGCAATGACTTCCACGCCATGCCACGGTTCTGCTTTACTATCGTTGCAAACAGCATCATCCGCTGATAATAAAGCTGGTTAAAAGTGTGGAATCCGTCAGATAAGTCTCCAATGTCTTTTATTCCTGCCACTTCGCAGATTGCCTCTTCTCTTGCTCTCATTTCATCTGTCATGATTCTTCCTCCGCTTCATCTAATTCCCATCCATCATCACAGCCTCCAATACAAGAATGTTCGTCATCCAATGTGATTTCATCTCTTGCGCAAGTGTAATCTTTGCAATAAACGCATTTTTCCAGAAAACAATTTACTTTGGTCATTCCTTCTCACCCTCCTCAAGCAGTTCCAGTGCTGATTCAATCAGGTCAATGGTCTCCACGGGGTAATCGTGCGGACAATCACAACAATTTCTTCCAAGGCAATCGGTGGGATTTTCATTGTGGCACGCTACTGCTTTCCGCATGTATTCCATTAGCTTCTCTTTTTCCATCCTATCCCTCCATCATGGCGGCTTAATCAAACACGCCATACATCAAATCTTCCATCGTACAGTTTAATGCTTTTGAAATCCTATATAACGCCAATGCTCTCGGCGCTCTATCTCCGCTTATATATCGGCTGATTGATACCTCCGTTACATCCGCGTATGCCGCAAGCATTCTTTGCGTCATTCCTGCCCTTTTGAGGTATCTGTCAATATTGTCACCAATCCACATACAGGCTCTTCGTGTCTCTTCTTTCGTCATCATGCATTCTCCATCATGGCGGCTGTTTCTTCTTATATCGTTTTATACATCACTTCTCTGCACTCGTTACAAAGGCAGAAAGCCGTTCCTTGATAGTATCCTGCGGCGTTATTCCCGATTCTGACACGAATCATTTTTCCGTCTTCGTGGCTGTCTTTGGAGCAGGATGCACATGTGCCGAATCTATCCGCTCCGTTGCAGTCAATGAGGTATTCCGTCTTAATCATTTTTCCCTCCTATCGGGCGGCTGTTTCCTTTTGGGCATACCGCCAACAAAATATAGATGTGCGGGCAAGGATTTGAACCTTGCATAGCGGAAGCCCCTCTGTCCGCCTTACGGGCTGTTGATACTATCTCATCTGTGCCTTGCCCGGTATATTCGATTAGAGTCTACCCATTCCTCCACCGCACAACTTTTTCATTTTTGGAAATTGTCCATGGTTGACTGCTTCAAATCGTCCTCGTACTGCGAGAGGTCGATCAGCGGGCAGGCTTGCGGTCTGCCGTTCCCATCGTAAATCCACTCTTTAGGCTGAGTGTCGTCCATGCAGTGGCACATAAGGTTGCACAGTTCCGTCCACCCTCTTTCCGGATGCGGTCTGCACTCGTACCAACAGCAATCATCACAGTACTCCGGCATTTGTCTCATTGCTGTTGTCTTAATCGCTATCATCTTCGTCTCCCGCATGTTCTGTCAGTCCGACAAACCCACTTGCCTTGCACGTCTTTTCGTAAGCGTGCAGACTGTCTCTGCGCCCCTCTGTGGCGTTTTAATCTGTTTTGTGTCCACCTGTACCCTTTTCTCGCTAAAATCCATTATAGGGCGTCTCAGTATGCTATTGCCTGCCCGCAATAAGGGCAGTAGTCCCAATTTGTGCTCTTGATTTCCTCTTCACACTGCGGGCACAGCATTTTGCCGTCCTTGCAGTCAACCTTCATCTCAGTGCAAAAAGTCAAGTACGTGATTGTTTCTCTGATAACTATTCCGTTCTCAGCCGTGCGCAGTTTTGCCAATTTCTCTATTAGTTCTTTCGGTGTATACTTCATTCTCGTTCAGCTCCCTTGCTTCGTGCTCCGCCCATAAATAGCAGTCGTAGCACCTAACTCGTTCTCCCGTTTCCGTGTCAACCACGTAATAACACAGATACCCACGCCTGTCTTTTGCAGGCACTGCTTTGTACCTCATGTGCTCCTTTCCGGGCGGCACAGCCGAGCCGCCCTTGTTTGCTATTTTTCGCATCGCTTTTGGTTTACACATTTCCTCGTATAGTGAGGATTTCCTTTCTGTATTTTTTGGCTGTATTACTACCTTCCTGTACTCCCGAAGCCGTTGCTTTTCCTTTCGCCGCCGGTGATTTCATCAACCTGCTCAAACTCAGGTGTAACAATCGGCAGGATAACTAACTGTGCAATTTTGTCGCCCGGTTCGAATATTTTATATTTATGGCTGTGGTTAAAAAGGCACACTCTGACGCTTGAGCTGTATCCGCTGTCTATTGTGCCATCTGTAACAATCCCGTCTTTTACCATCAAGCCAGATTTACTTTTCACCATGCCAACATACCCAACAGGTATTTCAACGTGCACGCCTGTATCTATTGTTACTCTTTCGTGCGCAGGTACAAGCACCCTCTTCGGTGTTCTCAAGTCCGCACCGGCGTCCGCTGAATATGCCCTTTGCGGAATAAAAGCGCCTTCATCAAGTTGCACCTTTATGCGTGTTCCCACGCACCTTTTTATAAATTTCCCCGTGTCAAGTTTTACTTTCATGTATCTCACCCCCGCAAGCCGCATACCCGGCAAGGTCTACAAAACTGTCCCCTGTGCCGCCGCCCTGTTTAATGCGTGCGATTTTCAGCATACACATCATCATTGCAACATCGAGCGCATTGATGCCGATGCCGGTGTATGCTGACCACATTGAAGCAATCAGTGCGAAATTATCTTCCGGCGAACCATAATCCTGCTCGCGCTGTCCGCAGATACATTTTTCTGCTTCTTGTAATATTTCTGCTCGTTTATTCATTAGTGCTGTCCACGCTTTCTACAAAGTCCTCTTTGATTTCATCAGCCTTAACCTTTACCGGCACAAGCATTTCCGGCATAAATTCAAGCTCGTAATCATACCGGCTCACCTGCACGCCGTTGAGGTCTTCCACTGTATAAGTTACCCACTCGTTGAGATAAATATAATGTTTCTGATAGATGCCGCGTTTGCGGTCAAGTTCCACAACAACAGCAAGTTCATTTTCGCTCGAATTATGTATTGAAAACCTGCCGGTCATTTGGAGCAGACACTTATCTGTTCGGGTGTTAAATACCGTAATTCTGCGCATAACGTTGAAATTGTCCGCCTGCTTGCTCACGTTATAGGATACCCGGTCAGCTTCTCTGCATCCGCACAGCATAGCCGCCAACAGCGCAACAACGATAAAACTCTTAATATGCTTCATTTTTCTCCTTACATGATTACCTTTGCTCTTTTCCAAACAGAGTCTTTCGACTTGCCTAACTGCTCACCGATTTCCCTGTATGACTTCCCTTGTTTCCGCATTTCTCGTATTACTGCATCCTGCGCAGGTGTGTAAAAAAACGCCCCGCCGTACCTTTTCCTTCCGCCGTTCAGCCTCAATATTCTGGATGACACCGAAGGGGTTGACACCCCGAGTTCTTTCGCAATTTCCTTGTGCGTCATGCCGCTTTTTAACATGGCGATAATCCTTGCATCCACCTCAGGCGTGTACGTTTTTTTAACCTTCTCAGCCGCCTCTTTCCTGCGCTCAGCGGCTGTTTTTTTAACTGAGTTAAACCACCCCTGTTGATTTTTGAGTTGTTTCAGGGCTTCCATGAATTCTTTTCTTTCCTGCTCGTCAATTTCCCTTCTTTTATCCCTCGTAGGCGGCAGGAGCGGCTTCGGAAGCTTGCTTATGTCACACTTTATTCTCATTGCCTACTCCTGTATGTCTATCGCTCCATACGGCAGGCACTGCATACCTACATCGTGCCATTTTCCGCCTACCTTCTCCTGATACCGCTGTCTCGCCGTGTTGTACCTGCACTTCCCGCCCGTTCCGGGAATTTTGATTGCCCTGACCGTTTTATCGCGGGAGCGGATGTCTATATAGTGGCTGTCTTTTGTCTGCATTGCGCCGGTGCTACCGAAGTAGTACCACTTTCCGTTCTTGTCTATCCTGTATGCATTGCGCGTTACAGAGCCGACTTTGTAGCTTGCGCTTTTTGTCCTGTGCGCGTAGTACCTTTTGCCGTGGTATGTAAACCATCCAATCTGCAACTTGCCGTGTTTGTAGATGTAAATATCACCCTGTGCATCGCGCGTTTTCCCGTTCCTCGGCGTTTTTGCCTGCACGGTGATTGTGCGCCCCGGCAACATAGCCATAATAATCATCATCGCAACAACGAGTACCATAAACCTTTTTCTATTCATGTCCGCTCCTGTTTATTTTGCATTTAAGCCGCTTCTGCGCCCCGCTACGCCGTTTTTCCGTTGCCCGCGTATACTTTTCCGCATGTTGCGTTATAACAGCTTTGCGGGGCTTGTGCCGTGTTCACTACCCGTTTACGCAAAAGGTAGATTCTCGTCCATATCGTCAGGGATGCTCATAAACCCATCAAGCGGGTCTGCTCCACTTGCCGGTGTTGCCCCGCCGGTGCTTGCGCCCTTGCTTTCCGCAAACTCAAGTTCCTCGGCAACAACCTCTGTGATATAGACCTTTTTGCCGTCCCTGTTGGTGTAATTCCTTGTCTGTATCCTGCCGGTGAGCGCAGTTTTAAGCCCCTTCCTGTAATACTTTTCTACATGCTCGGCAAGCCTGCCGAAGGCTACGCAGTTGATAAAATCCGCTGTCTGCTCTCCATCTCTCTTAAACTTCCTGTCAACAGCGATTGTGAAAGATGCAACGCATGTTGAATTGTCGCCCTGTGTGTACCTGACTTCCGGGTCTTTTGTGAGTCTCCCCATGAGTATTACTTTGTTCATATTACCTTTCTTTCTGCATCAGGCTTCGCCTTGCCTTTACAGGCTGTTTAACGCTGAAATTTATATGCTTGCTGTCAACCCACATGCCGTATGGGCTTCTTGAGTTCGGTCTGAGTTCGTCAGTCCAGTATTCGCCGGTCATCGGGTTGTGATGTGTAAACAGTACCTTTTTCCCGTCCACAATTCCTAATCTACTCATAGATATAATTCCTTCCGTATCTCTTCATGAATGCCTGCCTTGCTTCTTCTCTTGTTACGTGGTCTTTAACCATTTTCCTGAGTTCCCACGTATCCTGCCCCCATTTGTGCAACCAGTCCATTTTTTCTTTGTTGAAGTGGACACCGCCCGGCGGTTCATTGTGGCAGGCATGGCAAAGGTCTACGACAAGACCGTCCTCTTCGCTCATCCTCCTGTTTGCCCCGCCGAATATATGATGGCGTTCTGTATAGCAGTAGCACCCACAGTTGAAGCAGGGTTTTCTTTCCTTCGGCACTTAATCACCCCCTTCCCAATTTCTGATACAACTGTTCCAACATTTCTTTCGGTGCTTGTACGCTTTCGCCGGTGCTTTCCTTATCCTCAATGGCGGTTCTTGCCGTTGGTTGTGGTAAAGCCGGTTCAGGCTTGCGCAACGCCTGCGGTATTGCCGCCGCCTTCCGTTCCCGCTGTGAGTATTCTTCAAACCGCTTTACGAACATAGGGCGCTGTACGCTTTCCAGTGCCGACAGCTCTGTGTTACCCCACGCCCTGAAGGTTGCATAGCCGCCGACAATCTTTTTTGTTATATCCGGCAACTGATTCCACACTTCCTCACTGTCCGGCGCATAGGCTTCCCGGAGCGCCCTCAGAAGCTGATTCCAAGCCGCTGATGGTAACTCATCCGGCTGTGCGCTCAGGTCATATGCAAGCTGTCTTATGTCCGCTATAGTAGGCGGGAAACGGTTGCTCATTATGTAGCTTGTGCTCGCCTTATTTAGTGATGGATACGGTATGTCCTGCAAAGCCGTATACCAGAGGTTAAAGGTGTACTCGTTGGGAATGAAATTATCCCTCGGGAAAGCCGCCTGCAAACCCCTTACAATGGTTCTAAAATCATCAACCGCTAATCTGTTCTTCAAACTGTTTCCCCCAATTACTTACATCGTCTATCCGCTGTGCGTATTTATCACGCTTCCGCAAAGGTTTCCAGTCATCCGCCCACGACCTCTGCGAAAAGAAGGTTGAGCCCTGTTTTACATACTGCGCTTCAATCTGTGACAGCCTGATATACTCGCAGTATGCATTTATTCCGGCGGTGATTTCTTCATCTGTGCAACCCGCTTTAATCGCCCGCTTGTACGATTCAAAAGCCGCCTTTTTGCCCTGCTTGCGTGGGTACAATTTCCACAACGCATCAAACCGCTCAGCAAGTGTGTCCCGCTGTGGTTGCGCTTTTTTTGCAACCGGCTCTGCACCGCATTCTTGCTTATAAAGTGCGTCATACAGGTAACTGCGAAATGCAGGCTCTTTAACCTTTTCAATTTCGCTTTTGAGTGCGGAAACATACTTGTCTGATTTTGTCCAGTTATGCTTCCACCAATTCAACAGCAGAATTTCCTTTGTTTCTTTGGAGTAGCTTATTACTTTGTGGTACTCTTCAAACCTGCGTACAAGGTTTTCGATGGATTCACGGCTGTATCCCACCTCAACAACCATCTGCCGGAAGCTGATTTCATAACAGCCGCAGAGGTTTGTGTGCGGGTTTGTAAACAGGTACAAATAAAAGTATCTGTCCTCAGGCGTAAAATCATCAATGATTTTGCTGTCCGTCCAAAAGCTCATTGATACTGTTCTGTACAGTGCCAAAGCCTTACTCCTTTCCTATTACTTTCGTATAGGCGTTCGCCTATGCCTACATATTATTATATAGGCTTCCGCCTATAAAGTAAAGTCGTTTTTTTACTCTTTCAGAAAATATCTTGCATAGGTTTTCCCGTTCCTGTTGGTTTCCTTTACGCCTTCAATGTTGTGGTTTTTACGCAGTTCCCAAATCCTGCCGGAAAGCCGTGTAATACCATACAGCGTAAACGCTTCAATCGTGGTTATTGAGCCGTGTTCCTTCAGGTGATGCAGAATCATTTCGTTTTGTGTTCCCTTCATAATGCCCCCTCGCCATCTGATAAAGTTTTACCCAATCTTCTGTTAACATGATTGTCAGCCACGGCTTGCGGGATGCTTTCCAGAATACAGTCGGCATCCCGTCTTTCCGCTTGCCGGTCTCTTTGATTGCCTGCTCCATTGCCGCACGGACATTGAGCCTTTCTGTGAATTTACACTCTACATGAATTCCGAGCAGGTCTACTAAATCGCTCTGCCCGCAATGCACATATCCTCTGTGCGTGTGCAGTCCGAAGCTGTTGAGGAAAGCGGAAAGCATCCGCTCCCCCCGTGCTCCTTTATCTTTTGAAGCCCTGCCGCGCCTTTTCATCTCTTTGCTGTCCATGCAGATAACATCCTTTCCAACTGCGCCGATGTCATTGTTTCAATGCCCTGTGTTTTACATTCTTCGATAGTGCCGTCCAACAGCCTGCTCATTTCCTGCGTGTTATATGTGTGGCTTCCCCTGTACATGCGGTAAAAATACACTTTCGCATTGTTCTCTATTTCCGTTTTTACAAGGCTCAAGTGAGGCTCTTCCAACTCCTGCACGTACTCCGGCGGAGCATTAGTCTTATAAATAAGCGGCACGCCTGATTCGAGGTATGTAATTTGCCCATAGTCCGTTATCAGGTGGTTTTTTATGTGAGCCATGCTCCACGGAACGGTATCAATCTTCATCCGCAGTTTATCCGCTAATGCATGGAAGTAATTGTTTGCATCAAGGCTTCGCTTCTGCTTCCACTCTGTGATTTTTATTTTCAGCCGCTTTTCCATTAGTGCTTCTATTTCGCCCGGCTCTTCCTCTATTGTCAGGAGCATGGAAAATTTACCATCCATGCCCCTGAACATGTCCTTTATCTGTCCTGTGTAGTCCATTACTTATTGCACCATTTATTCCAACAAGCCTTTACAAGAGCTTCGTTAGTAAAGGCAAGCTCCGCGATATCCCTCACACCGGCTTTTTCCATCATGCCGGTGATGTACTCATTAGCGGTCTTATGCTTTTTGATGTACTCTGAAATATCCTTGACCATAGCCTCCGCTTCCGGGTATGCGGGCTGTCCTGTCTTGTCCGGCTGTGCGGTCTGCTTGCCCCGCTTTACGCCGGAAAGGTCTTCGCTTGCGTTCTGGTCAGGGTCGTCACCTGTCTGGATTTTGTACGCCTTGAGCAGTGCGTATTTATCGCCGTATGTCATAGCCTTGCCGGGCGCTTTGTCCTGCGTGTCAACGCCGTCCCCGTAGGTAGTAATGTCAATGTACTCATCCGGCTTGTCCATGTTGACGAACCTGTAAACGGTTGCAACCCTCATAAAAAGCTGTTTGCGCTCTCCGTATTTTGTCTGAGATACCATCTCGCCGGAATCTACAATCACACGTTTGTGCGGGTACGAGTACACGCCGTGTTTTGCTTCAATCGGCTTTACTGCCGCTAACACATCTGCTTCTCCGACCGCCTTGTAACTGCTTTTACCCGCATCAACGTTGAGATTCTTCGCAACCGTACTGATTTCCTGCGTGATTGCACTCATACGCTGAAAAATATTCATTTCTGCCATTTCCGCTCCTTTCGTGGCTCACTCTTCCATAAACTTAAATCCGCAGGCTTTGCAGGTATCCCTGATAATCCGCGCATCGTCCTCATTATCCACCGTGATAGTAAATACTTTTCTGTATTCTGCCGGTGCTTCCTGTGCGGTGGCGGGTGCTTTCTGTTCACTACCATTGACGGCGGCTTCCGCCGCCTGCTTTGCGCTTGCAAGGTCTTTCGCCCTCTGCAGTGCGGCTACAAGGTTGTTCCCGTATTTCTTGTAGGTGTTAAAGCACTCGTCATGCCATTCCCCGCACATAGATTCAAGGATACCAAAGTCAGATTTTACCTGTGTAATAGCTTCCTGTATGTCGCACAGAATCGCATTCTCTGTGTACGTCTTGTTTACCCACTCCGGCTTCGCTATGCGCTCATACGGAAGATACTCCGCATATTCTCCGATGTTTGCGTCATAGATTTTCCGGCAGGCTTCCTGCTTTACTGCAACCCGCTTTGCTTCATACTGTTTTAACTCGCCATCAATGCGGTCGATTTCCTTGTCTATAATGCCGGTCAGGGCTTTGCACTCCGTTTCAAATTCCTTGTACGGCTTCTCATAAACCCTTTTTGTAGCCTTGCGCTTATCCTCGATTGCGCCCCTGATTTTCCGCAGTGTAGCAATGTCCTTCTTCCGCTCCGGCAGGTTTTTTTCATTAACCTCAAGCTCCGCATATGCCGTCATCATTGTGGCGAGCTCCGCCTTTATTTCCTCAAAGTTGCCTGTGATTATTGACTCCTGCTTGATACTAACTTTAAACTCACTCATTTTCCTCTCCCTCGCCGTATGTGCATATGGTTATTCCAGTCTCCCATGTGCCGTCAAACTTGTTGTGTCCCTTGTTCTTGTTTAGAATGTGCCTTTTGCCGTCCTTTTTTACACTTGCGCTGATATTTGCGTACCCTGTTGACGGGTCTACGAAGAACCCGGGGTTTTCTGCTTTAATCCCGTTTCTTTCGCAGTAATCGAGCAGGTTATTTGCCTGTTCCTGCATGTAGTCAAAAAGTGCCTTCTCCTTTTCTGAGATTTTCAATTTCTTCCGCCACCTTTCTTTTTACATCTGCATAGTTGTAATAGCTCCGGCACTTGCCCCGCCGCTCCATGCATTCTTCAAAATGTGCACATGCAAGGCAGTCTGCCGTGTACTGCGTTTGTTTTTTCCCGTACAAAAGGTCTTTTATTGCTTTTTGCGATTTCCTTATTTCCTTTTTCTGTTGATTCCTTCTTTGTCTGCGGTTCATGCCATCGCTTCTTTCATGGCGGCAATGACAGGTGCAATTTCAGTAACCTTCTCGTACTTTCGGATAAAAAGCTCCATATCATCAATTGCCATGCTGTACAAGTTTGACTCTGCCTTCTCAAGGTCTTCCTTCATCTGCTCATAATCATCCGGCGCAAGATATATCGTGTCCGGCTTTACCCTGTTAGCAAGCACCCTGTTATCTGCCCTGAGTTTCCTGTTTTCCTCTGCAGTTTCGCGCACCTGCTTATCCAGTGCCGCGAGTGCTTCTGATGCCCCCGCTTTTTCCTGCTTAACCCTTTCAAGCTCCGCCTTCACCCTCTGGAATGCCTTGTTGGTAGACAAGCGCCCCTCATCCCAATCTGTAAAATCTTCCGGGGTGAGCAGGTCTTTGTTCTCCACAATTTGCATTTCCTTCCGCATTGTCTCGCCGGATACTCCAAAGGCGGCGGCGGTTTTGTCCCTTGCTTTTCCTTTGTCCGGTTGTGCAAATGTTTGCACCGCCGTATCACCGCCGAACTGCGTTGCCGCCTGCCGTTCTCTTGCTTTTTCCTTTTCAATGCGCATGAGCCTATACATATAATCAACGCGCTCCGCCTTGCTAAAATCCTTCCGGCAGTCGTTTTCGCTGATTTCGATGTTCAGTTCATGTTCTGCGTCACGGGTATCCATCATGGTGACGGGTATCTGTTCCCATCCTAACATCCGGCACGCCCTGAGCCGCCGTTCCCCGGCAAGCAGTGCATATTCCTTATTTACCACGGGCGGATTGATAAGCCCGTTCTGCTCAATATCGGCGGCAAGTTCTGCAATGTCCCCGAAGTCTTTTCTAATGCGGTCACGCACCTGTATCTTTGTTATCGGTATCAGCATTTTTTATCCCCTTTTTTCAAGCATTGCTGTTGCCGCATTGTTACGGATTGCCAACAGCTCCTCTTTGTACCAGTTTGAAAAATATCTCCGGCGCTCTTCCCTCGTGCGCAGGTTGTAAAGCCTTTCCAGTTCATAGATGTTTTCTGATATTTTGGACGAAAACTTCATCTCTGCGCCGTGCTTCAACATCTTTTCAACCATGTATTCCGGGTCGAGAACACCTCTGCGGATTGCCAGTGAAAAGACATACACAAAAGCTCTCTGCAGTGATACCGGCTTTTTGTACAGCACACCTTTTACCCTTTGCAGGTATGAAAGCACCTTATCGCCACGCTGATAATCTTCGGCTGTGCACTTCAACTCGCCGTCAACCACCTTCCTCGCCTTGCTTGCCCTGAGCCCGTATTCAGACGTTGCGGCAATAATAATCAGTGCGTTAAGGTTGCTGTATTTCTTTACAAGTATCTCGATGTATTTGTAGTCAGGCGTTTCCAGAGCGCCCGTGCTGTATGCGTGAATATGGTTCTTTGTATTCCACTGCTTCGCACAGGTATTCAGCGCCTGTACCTGCGTGATATTTAACCCTTCCTGCATAACGTACATAATCGGAAGCCCCAATTCCTTGCAGGCTGTAAAGCGGTGCTGTCCTTCTACAATTTCCCACTTCTCGTTGACAAGTATCGGACAATACAGGTATCCGACCTTCTCAATGCTTTTCTTTACCTTTTCCACATGGTCAAGTTCCCTGTTACCATCAATAATCTTAAAACGGTCATACTCCTGTGTTTCATACACGGATGTGATTTTTTTATCTCCCATATTTGTCTCCATGTGCTATAATGCACTTGTAAGCTTCTTGCCGTCTGGATATAGTCCGGCGGCTTTTTTATTACCTGTTCGCCCACGCAACAAGCGAAAACCATGCAAGCGCAGGCGCAATCATTAACGCCGGTATCAACAGATTTTCGCTGTCAAGCGCCGTCCCGCCCGCTACAATGCTGAGCGCCGCCGCAACAGTGATGATTTTTACCGCTATTTTCATCTCTTAACCTCGCTGTTATCTGCTTCCCGTGCCGGTCTGTCAGTATTGCTGATATAACAGCGGCGAGCCGGTCAGCGTTTACCTGTGTACAGCCCCCTTGTGAATTGTGACCATTCTCTTGTCGGTGTTCTCCAACGGTCGATAATTGCATATTTGCTTGTCCCGCTTTTGTCTTTGCAGTTGTAGCCATACCTTTCATCTTGAGAGTGCAGAACCTTCATCATAAATATTTCCATTCTTTTAGCTTCGTTGTAGTCATATTTTCCTACCGATTTCCACACGAATGATTCTTCGCCATAACGGTCATAGTCTTTTTGGAATTGCGGCTCTCTATGCCGATGGGTTCTTAACAAATACATATGCTTGCTCACCCTGAACTCTACCTTTCCAGTTGTTGTAGAGCCAACGTAATTCCTCTTCGTTATAAGATTATGAATTATGTACACTTGCGCTTTCATTATCATTCTCCATGAGTTCTTCTAACGGTACTCCCAAAACCTTCGCCACTGCACTTACAGTCCTGTACTCAGGCTTAATATCCACCTTTTTCCATCCTGCAATAGTGGCATTCCCAAGCCCGGCTCTGTTTTCGCATTCCCTGATAGAAATGCCCTGCTTGTCACATAGAGCCTTTACCTTTTTGTAAAGCATGTATCCTCCTTTCATAAAATTTTTTGTAATTTAGGGAAAAGCACTTTTAAAACCATAGGTTTTGCCCTACAATAATATTACCCAACAATATTGCGAGAAAGCCTGTTTTTTAGGCGCACCCCTAAATTATTTTTAATTATATAGGTTTCCGCCTATAAAGTAAAGGGCTTTTTTCGTTTTTTGCCTATTTTTTTTAGAAAGGAGCGCTTATGACTACGGTAGACAGGATTAAGGCTATTTGCAAAGAGAGGAAAATTCCCCTTTCCCGTTTAGAGAGGGCTTGTGGATTCGCCAACGGCTACATCGGACAGCTAAAAAAAGGAAGCCTGCCGGATGACAGGCTTGTAAAGATTTCTGATTATTTAGGTGTAACGCCTGAATACATCCATACCGGCACAGTTTCCGAGCAGTATTACATCAACCCCGACACGGCAAAAATTGCGCAATGGATTTTTGATAACCGTGACATGAGGTTACTGTTCGAATCTGCTCAAGGTAACTCCCCGGAAAATTTACGGCTTGCCGCAGAACTGCTTGAAAGGATGAAAAAGACAAATGAGTCCTGAAATATATGTATATGTTGTTGACCTTCCACCGAAGGTAAAAGAAATGGTTTGCCCGTCCGGCTGTGGTTACACGATATATATTGACGCACACCAAAATATAGAGACACAGCGGCAAAGTTTGCGGCACGCACTGCGGCATATTTACGGCGATGACTGGAATAAAGATGATGTTCAGGAAATCGAATTATCTGCACACAAAAAAAGGCACTCCGCAATTAACAGAGCGCCTTTTACCGAGAGAGGGAACAATTAGAACATCCGCATGCAAGCCGGAATGAACCGCACACTAATTTTATCATATTGACCGATACAGTCAAGAGGTATCACATGAAAAGAGTTGCATTATATATGAGAGTGAGTTCCGAAACTCAGGTGAAGGAAGGTGATTCCATTCCGGCACAGAGGGACGCTTTGACAAAGTACGCCAAAGAAAAAGGATACATTATTGCCGGTGAATATCTGGATGATGGTGTATCCGGCACAAAATACAGCCAACGGGATGAGCTTCAACGCATGCTCTCTGACGTGCAAGCGGGCAAAATTGACATGATTATTTTTACCAAACTGGACAGGTTTTTTCGCTCCGTCCGGCACTATACCGCCACGCAGGCGATACTTGATAAATGCGGTGTCGGATGGCTCGCAATTTGGGAGACGATTTACGATACCACAACGCCGCAGGGTCGGCTGATTGTTAACCAGATGATGAGCGTCGCGCAGTTCGAAGCCGAGAATACAGGGCAGAGAGTGCGGCAGATACAGGCGTATAAACTCAGTAAAAAAGAGGTGATTTCCGGCACGACAACGGCAGGGTATATGATAGTGGACAAGCATCTTGTGCCGGATGAAAACGCCCCCTATGTCCGGCGTGCTTTTGAGATGTATTCCGCAGTTGGTAGTATCAATGAAGTTATGCGTGAATACGGCGGGCGCTATGGGATGCCGACCTCAAAGCCCGCATTCAGGCGGATGCTCAAATCACCGCTTTACAAAGGAGAGCATTACAGCGGTGTTAAAGACTTCTGCCCTGCAATAGTTTCCGCCGACTTATGGGACGATGTACAGCGCAAACTTACAATAAACATTAAATGCAATCAAAAGCAGGTATACCTTTTTTCCGGCTTAATACGTTGTGCTGAGTGCGGGCGGGTCTTCGGCTCTAACACCCGCAGGCGGAAAAGGGGAAACTGCATCACCGTTACACATCAATATAGATGCACAGGCTATTATGCAAGGTTTCCCCGCCAATGCACTAACCCGAAGGTTGTCGCCGAAAGTATGATGGAGCGCTACCTAATCGAGCACATACAGCCGATGATTAAGGATAAAATACTTGAATATGAGATTGCAGAAAAAGAGATTCCGTCACGTATACCTGATATGATTGCACGCACAGAAAAGAAACTCGACAGGCTCAAGGTATTGTACATTGACGGTCTCATTGATTTGAACGCGTACAAGGCTGATAGGGCGGCTTTGCAGGATGAGCTTATAGATTTACAGAGCAAAGCCCAAAAACGCCATACAGCGGATTCTACGGCGCTTAAAAGGCTACTTTCGCCGGATGTATGGGAACTTTATTCAACGTTTACCCGCGAAGAAAAGCGCAGGTTTTGGAGAGGTATTATATCCCGTATCGAGTTTGATTCAGACAGGTCTATAAAGGTTATATTTTTGTGATGTTTGACCCGTACTAAATAGCCGTGTCCGTCAGGGCGCAGTTAGTTAGTACGGGTTTTTTGCGCCCTTTTCGGCACTTCCATATCATTCTCTCCCCGCCTATCTGATGCCAGAATATAGGCATGTTCATTCAAGCAAATCTCAACCCTCAGCACAAGCGCACGGATGATTGTGTTGTTAGGGCAATAGCAACCGCCCTCAACATTGATTGGAATTCGGCTTATACAATGCTGTCTGCCCACGGGCTCAAGATGGCAGACCTTTTCAGCAAGAACTATGTTTGGAGCGACCTGCTTCTTACATTAGGTTTCCGGCGTCAGGGTATCCCAAACACATGCCCTAACTGCTACACCGTTGCAGACTTCGCCTATGACCACCCGGCAGGGACTTTTATCGTTGGGACGGGTGACCATGTATTGGCTGTAAAGGACGGCAACTGGATTGATTCTTTTGACTCCGGCTCAATGATTCCAATTATCTTTTTCGGAAGGGAGTAAGGACATGGTTTTCAATAGCGGGTTTCCTGTAACTTATCCACAAAGTTATTCACAATATCAGCAGGCGGGGGCACAAATGTCCTTACCACAGCAGAATAGCCCTTTTATATGGATTCAGGGCGGTGTAGCAAGCGCAAACGCTTATCAGGTAGCGCCGAACAACACAGTCGTTCTTTGGGATTCCGGCGAACAGGTGATTTATATCAAGTCGGCAGATATGCAGGGAAAACCTTCCATGCGGATACTTGACTATACAATCCGCTCAGAAGCCCCTAAAACGGCACAGAACGCCCTTTCAGGCGATAATACACAAATACCCACGAGGGAGGACTTAAACGCCTTACAGAGCCAGATAGACGGCTTAAAACAGCAAATAGAAAGGATGAACAATGAACCAACTGTACAACCAGTATCAAAACCAAAACAGCGGAAACAGCCTGATGCAGATGTTTGAGCAGTTTAAACAATCCTTTCAGGGAAACCCGCAACAGCAAATCCAACAGATGCTTAACTCCGGCAGGGTAAACCAAAGCCAGTACAACAAAGCTGTTCAGCTTGCTCAGCAGTTCCAGCGCATGTTCGGCATCAAATAATACCGTATACATAGGGTATCTATACGGTATGTATACCCTATGCATATATCTAATACTATTACTATTACTAATACTATTTCTAATTCTTTTACTATTACTGTATTTAGTTTTATATGGTTTCCTCTCCGGGTGCACACGGGGTTGAAATATACCGGCATTCAATAAAGAGAATGTCGCTACCTGTCAACAACTACACAGTAGAAAGGTTTTTTTATGGCACTCACAGATGAAAACACAAACGGCGGCATGGTTATGCCTGTAGCCCCCATGATGGGCGGTAACAATGGTTTCGGATTCGGAAACGACGGCAACGGCTTCTGGTTTCTGATTCTCTTTTTCCTGCTCTGCGGCAACGGTGGATGGGGCAACGGCTTCGGCGGCGGTTTCGACAACGGCCTGTATCCATGGATGAATCAGAGCAACCAGATAAACGGCGGCTTCCGTGACCAGATGCTTAACACTTCCATCAACGGAATCCAGAACAGCATCACTTCCGGTTTTGGTGATGTACAGACATCCCTTTGCAATGGGTTTGCAGGAGTCAACGCCACAATCAACAGTGGATTTGCAGGAGTGGAAGCATCAGCAAACGCCCGGCAGATGGCGAATATGAATCAGGCATTCGCCGCTCAGACCGCAATGGCGCAGGGATTCAACGGGCTTCAGGCGCAGTTTGCGGATTGCTGTTGCGAGAACCGCCTTTCAAATTGCCAGACTCAGAACGTCATTCAGAGCGAAGGAAGCCAGACCAGATTTGCAGACGCCAACAACACCCGTGACATCATCGATAACCAGACTCGTGGCACTCAGGCAATTCTTGACAAGCTGTGTGCTCTTGAACTGGACGGTGTCAAGGGTCAGCTTGCACAGGCCCAGAGGGAAAATGTTGCGCTCCAGAATCAGGTCAACATGGCAAACATGCAGGCATCTCAGACCGCTCAGACAGCTCAGATTCTGGCGGGTCAGGCGGCAGAGATTGACGGCGTTTACAACCGTCTGAAGAACTGCCCTGTTCCTTCCATGCCGGTCTATGGGAACACTCCCATTTTCACTTGCAACGGCGGCAACGGTTGCGGCTGTGGAAACAACTTCTGATTGATACGGATTCTACAGGGGGAGCAATCCCCCTGTATTGAGGAAAGGAACAGAAATGGCTTGTAGAAATGTTTGTCGGCTGTGTAATAACCTTGCGATTTCAACAGCCGTTGCCTTTACAGGTGGCAATCTGGTAATCACACTCCCCGCTGATTCTTTTCGGGACGGGGAAAAGGTCTGCATTGTAATTGCACAGACCATACCGGCAGAAACGACAATAAATGCGCCGGTGGTTATCCAGATTGGAGAGGGAACGGTACAGTATCCGCTCACAACAAGATGCTGTGCTCAGGTGTCCGCTTGCGGCGTTAGAACCCGCACAAGGTACGCAACTCGTGTCGTTACATCGGCAACCGGCGCAACCTTCAGGATGCTCGGAAACCCCTCTTGTACACCTAACTACAACCTGCAGTCCATCAACGGGACTGCCCCTGCGGCGGCGGCAGGAAATTGAGAAAGGAGATATTATGCACAAACTGATTCAATTCGTGTGCGATGAGCTCGAGGAGCTTGAGCGCAAGGCAGAAAAAAACGGCAGTCTGTCCATGTCTGAAATCCAGTATATGGATACCCTTGCACATGCAAAAAAGAACCTGCTGACCGGCGAAGCTATGATGGAAGCTGACGGCGACTCCGGCAGGTACATGCCACACAGCTACGGCTTGTATGGCACACCTCACAGCTACGGTGATTCGTACCGCCGGGGGCGTGATTCTATGGGACGTTACACCTCAAGGCGTGGCGGCTATTCCTACGATGATGGCATGATTGAGGAACTCCGCTCCCTGATGGAAAACGCGCCGGACGAAAGGACAAAATCAGAGTTCCGGCAGTTTATCGCAAAGATTGAGAAAATGTAATGATTACAGAACATGACCTGCAGGAAGCTATTGCGGAATGTCAGGGCAAAAGAAACCCCGATGCTAACACCTGCATAAAGCTCGCCGCATACTTTACTATCCTGAAAACAATGTACCCGAAGGAGCAGTTGCCGCCGGAATACTTGCAACTGTCAAGCGGGTCGGCTTCTCCGGCTATTGAGTACGATTCGGGCACGGAGTTTTCCAACGCTGTAAAGGGGCGCACTGCGGATGAAATTATGCCGGTCATGGATGAACTTATGACGGCGGTGAAAGTCCTGCACCCGCGGCTTTATAACGGCGTTATGGATAAACTGTAATAAAAAAGCACCTCAGCATTTTCGCCGGGGTGCTTTTTGTTTACTGTTCAAACTTTGTGTCGTACGTGTAGGCTTCACGCCATGCCTGCGGTACACGGCTGTCCGCCATGTACTCGTCCCCGTTGCGGCGTGTCTTGATTCGCATTGTCCAAACTTCGTGCAGTTCGTCATCCTCAACGGTTGAAGTTTTGGCTGTGCGCTTGATAACCTTGATTGCCGGTGTGCCTGCGCCCCATGCGCCGTATCTCTTGCCGGTCTCAAATACCTTTGCCATTTTGTACCCCTTTCTGTACTTATTTCCCGCCGTGCTGATAGCCGGTGATTTCAACGTTGTTTTCGTGTGCCCATCTAAAACAGTCAACCCTGCTTTTGCCGGTGTAGGCGACCTCACCGTTCTCGTACACTGCTATCCATTTCCTACCTTGCTTTTTTACTACAGCCTTCTTTTTATTCACCGTCTTGCTCCTTCCCGGCGCTTGCGCCGCTTGCCTCAACTACTTTATATATAGTATACTATACTACATTTAATTAAATGTCAATAGGGAGAGAAAAAAAAGGGAAGGTTTTTTACCCCTTCCCCTTGAGCTATGCAGTATGCGTTACCGCCCGGATGTAGCTGTGCAGGTCTGCCATATCCCTGAACTCCTGCACAAAATCTCCGTTATCGTCGTACAGGTTGATAACGTCAAGCGTGCCGTCATCTTTGTCAAACTCCTGCATATACCATTCCGATGTGTAGCCGGTCACCGGCTCGACCCCGCAGATAATTCCCATGCCCGCTCCTTTCAGATAATCGTGTCAATCAGTTCCTTAAAGTTTAATCCGCCGTTGAGCACGGCAATTACGCTCGCTACATCTTCGGCATAGTCCTCTTCGCTCTCGTAGTCGCTCCCGAACTTTTCTGTCCACTGGTAGGCGTTAAGAACCTCACAGATGTGTGCGGCGCGGCTCAGGATGTCTGCGAACCGCTTCGCTTCCTCAGGCAGTACAGTGCCGCACGCCGCCCAATTTACGCCGAACTGGACAACTCTGTTCTTGCCCCTGCATATCTGGTAGATTTCCATGTGCGCGTCAATACTGCGCAGGTATGTATTCACGCCGCTGATGATTGCTTCCTTCTTGTCAGTTAAGATAATGCTTGCCATTGTTCTATCTCCTTTCAATCTGTTGTGTGGTAAAGCCCGCCTTTTGCCCGGCGGGCGGGGCTTGCTTGTGTTACGGTGCTTTTACGCCAACTTCAAATCCGCCTGCTTTACCTCTCTTGTGGGTACGTTTGCAAGCCCTACGGCTTCAACCTCGTACCACCAACCACCGTCATCGTCCTTGATGGGCATTACAACCCTCGCCGGTGTCTGCTCGTTGCGGATTTTAACAACATCACCCTTTTTGAACTTTTGCTTCATTTTGTACTCCTTTCATTGCTGTGTATGCACCTGCTCTGCGTTTCGCAACCGGGCTTGCAACCGTCCATGGCCACATTAGGCGGCGGCCTGTGGCCGCTCAAACCTCCCAACAAATACCGGTTTCTGCATTGTATGCAAGTGTGCTGTTGTGGTTCTTTTCCCATTCTTTTCTGACTTTGTTGTATCTCTTGAAAACTTTTGTTCCCTGTACTTCTACCGTTCCGATAAAGCATTCACCGAAATTTTCAATATCCTTGATGATTTCCTTTGTCATTGTTTTAATCTCCCTTCTTTATCCTGCGTCCCTGGCACGTCTCAGCCGTTCGATGGGCGATGCGGCTGAACCGGCGTCTTGCGGGTGCTTTGTTTTCTTGTACTTTATGTATATTATATTACACTATCTTTAATTAAATGTCAATACTTATAATTAAATGTTTTTAAAGAAAAAGCAGGGATTTTACTCCCTGCCGACCGTCAGCCGTTATACCTTATCCTTTTGTAGTGCAGTTTCAGCTCCCCGAGCAGGTCGCTGTACTGCTCCTCGGCGGTAAGCACGAAGCCGAGCCGGTTAATCTGCTTTGCGTACTTCGTGGCTGTTGCTTCCGGCACGATAACATCCATTTCATCGATGTTGTCACCGATGAGCTCTGTGAAGTCCCGCTTGTTTACCCGGATGCTCCTGCCGTAGGTGTTCGCCATGTATGCCTTGATGCCGTTGAGGTAAAGTGTGTGATGGTTTTCCATGTAGTCACCTTTCTGCTTTGCTTTTAAAGCCGCTGTGCGCCCCTGTATGCCGTTTTACGGCGTACGTGTGTATGTTTGCCTATGTGCGCTGTAAAGCCCGTATAAACGGCGGCAGGAGCTCCACAGCCGCCTGTACCGGCGCTCATCCTTTGTAAAAGTCTTTGTTTTGGTCAAGCACCACGCTCAAAAGGCTGTACCCGTTAAACCTGCGCAGAACCTGCTTGCCATTCCTGAATACGGGGTACGTGATGCCGCCACGCTTGCCGATAAACAGGTGAGCTCTGTCCAGGCATAAAATGCTCGCCATTGTGCCCTTGTCGTTTTTCAGCCCGGTCTCAACCGTAACGGCTACAAAGCTACCGCAGTCTTCAACTTTCCATTCCTTGATTTCAAAGTTATCACCGAACAGCAACCCGTCTGTCAGGTGTCTAATCCTTTTAACCGCCGTCTCCTGCGCCTGTGTCATCGTGTACCCCCTTTCCGGGGCGGGTACTGCGCCCGCCCCATTTGCGCTGTGTATTAATCCTCGTGAGGGTCATCCCCTGTCCACATCTGCATCGTGCCGTCATTGTGGATTTTGGCGAAGCCTGCCTTCATAACCGGCACGTTGAAGTATACCCTAAAGGTGATTGCTTCGGCAGGAAGCCGGTCTGTATCGAAAGCCCTCATGCAGGCATCGAAGCATCGGCAGGAAGAATGCATATAGCCTCTTGTTCCGATTGTTACTCGCTGAAGTGTGTCGCAAGATTCAATCAATGTTGCGACTGCTGTGTTTGTCATTCTGCTCATGGTATACCTCCTTTTATGTGGCGGATTGTAGTCTGTATCACGTTGGCGTTGCCCCTGCTCTATTCAGCCGGAGCAGGTCGCTGTTGCCGAACTCTACGCCCCGGCAACCGGGCGGGTATGTACTTGTGTGCCTTACAAGTATTATATTACTTGATTTTTAATTAAATGTCAATAGTTATTTTAAGTTTTGGAAAGAAAAAATCCCGTACCTTTTCAGATACGGGATAGCTGTTAAATATGCAGGAAAACTTTGTCCTGCGCCTTGTAAATTATGTACTTTGTGTGCCGGACGGAGTAGTTGAATTCTTCGGCAATCTGTCCATAGGTCAGCCCATCAATAAGCCTGCGCTTGAGCATCCGCCGGTCACGCTCGCTGTGAATGTATTCGTCAATCACTGCGATGATTTGGCTGTTTGTGTATTCCTTCACTTCCGAACCCTTCCAGAGCCGTGACAGCGGGGACATTTTTTGTACCCGGTTTTGCCCCCGGTCTTTCGCACGCGCCTTTTAGTTACCGTCTGTCGTGCCATTGGTTATCACCCCGCTTCCGCCGACATAGTTGTTCATGCCGGTGCTTGAATCCTGTGTGACCGTTACTTCATCGGCAAACTGCATTTCGTAATGTAGCCACGCAAGGTTTGAGCCGACAAAAAGAACAATAAGCAGGATGCAAAGAATCCACAGCCGCTTGATGGTTCTTTCTGCTCTTGCCATGTCCCCCTCATGGCAGAAATAGGGAATCATTTTCTGTTCCATTGTTTTCTCCTATATATCCCCCGACACCGCTTTATGGCAAGTGCCGGGGGGGATGCACCGGGAATTCCCGTTGGTGCTCATTTAAACAGTGCGCCGTGCTTCTTCTCGTAGGCTTTCAGCTCCTTCATGTATTCTGAAATATGGAGCTTGCCGAGCCGCTCTGCTTCCGCCTGTGCGCCCTTGTAGCGTGCGCCGAGTGCTTTCCTGCGGATGTCACCTGAGCCGTACTTGTCCGCCCAGATTTCAAGCCCGAGTTCTGTATCTGTCTTTGTAGGCTGTTTTACTTCCACTTTTTTGTCCTCTACTGTGTAGCCGTCATCTTTGCCCGGCTTTGTGATACTGCCGTCTGCTTCGATTACAAAAGCAACCTCTTCGTTGACACATTGCAAAATGCAGTCCCACGGGTAATCATAGTACAATGCGAGGTGCGATTCGCCCCTGCCGTATGTCTCGTCATACTCGCCCTTCTGTTTCTGGTCGCCGGTCTTACCTCCGAGTACAGTGCCTTTTTCATTGATGGAAAATTCCATGAGTACATCCGGCTCAGCGCTCAAGCACATGGCTGTGTGGTTATCTTCGTTGAGGTAGCTGTCACCCATCTGAGCGATAAATTTCATGCTCCGTTCGACAAAGTTACCGGTTTTGACCATGCGTTCTTTCATATTTCCTGTGTAGGTTGCCCCGCCGCAGGAAATTCCGGCGGCTTCGTAGCTGTCAATTAAAGCGCCGGAGCAATCATAGTCCCCACCCTTAATGACGTATGGAACACCATAAATATAGACCGTTTCCGTTCCGCTTCCCATGCGCTTGCTCATTTCCTGCGTGTAGCCGTGCGCATTATGTGTGCAACGGTGGCGCATAATGAGGGCGGCGACTTCCTTCTTCGTTACCACTCTTCTGTGTGGCTTGATTTCAATCGGCTTCGCTCCGGCAAAGTCTGCATACCACTCCGACATATCCACATAACCACGGATGCCGGACAGGATAGCCCTTGACGTAAACTGCCATGCATCCATGCTGATTGTCGGCTTATATGCGGCTTCCGGCTTGCCGGTGTTATTCCCATATGCGGCAATCCAACGCCTGCCGCTCTTTACGTGCTTCTCAAACCCCCACTGCCACGAATACACGCCTGCCTTGTCTCCGAAGGCTTTATACCACATGTACGCCGCCTGCCCCCATAGGGCTGTGTTACTGCGCCCCTCAAGGTCGAGCCAGTAAGAGACAGGGCTGAAGCCATCACACATCCTCTTTGTGTGTGCAATCTCCGACCGCACCTGTGCCGCTGTTTTGGCGTAGCTGTAAATGTAGACGGCAAACGGGATGCCGAGCCGCCTGCACTCCTGCATGTTATACAAGGCGTATACATCGTCCTGTGACTTAATGTCATCTCCGTAGCCGATGCGGATGATAGCGCCGGGGATTTTGCCTTTGAGCTTTTCCCAATTAATCTTGCCCTGATGCTCTGATACGTCAGGAATCCATACTTTCATAGGTTACTCCCCTTTTGCTTCTGCATGGTATACAAAGTTGAGCTCTTCAACCGCCGCATGCACAATTTCTTCCACCTCTCTGTCGCATAGTGCAACGCCGGTTTCGTAAGCAATCCGCTTTACTGCATTTTCTGCAAATTTCCTGCGCGTTGTACCATCAGGGTCTGTCTTTTCAGCAATGTTATACAGCTGTTCAGCCGCCGCAACAGCGGTTCTTGCCGCGTCCTTGATGCGCTCCATTTTCTCATTTTCGGTTTTTGCATCAAGCCACTTTTTAAAGCACGGAACTATAATCCCGCACATAACAACAATCGCGAACCTGAGCGCAAGCGTAACAATTTCATTAACCATAAAACTCTCCTTATCCGTCAATCAAAAACTGTTGCAGTTTCGACTTTGCTTTTTTCATTGATTCAACATCATTGCCGTCAATACCATGCGCGAGCAGGGCAAGCAAGGATTCCTGTATGATTTTGTTTCCTTCTTCAAGGTGTGCAAGCCGGCTGTTATCATTACTCAGCAAAGCCTCATGCTTCTTGACTGTGTTTTCCAACTCAGTTATCCGCTCATTCTGCACCTCATTAGGGCGCTCCATTTTGTGCAGTGCCCCTGCTATAACAGCAATCGCTCCTGCAACAACGGTTATACCCCCGCAAATCGCGATAATCTCTGCTATGAGTTGCGGGATTGTAAATACAATCGGTGCTTCCATCATGCCGCCCCTTTCTTTGATGTTTTTACAGTGATTTTACTGTTCTCGATAAAGTAATAAATATCACCGTATGTATGGTTGTCGTGGAACTTTGCGCCGACTGCCTTCAGCCTTTTTCTCGTGGTACTCCGCCCAGAACGCTCAGGCGAGTGATGGTAGTCACATGTTGCGTTTTGCGGCTCTACGGCTTCGCAAATAGCTTCGTTGCATGCGTTTGCGTCCCCGTGCCACTGGCATTTAAAAATATCCGCCTTGAGGTTTTTAACCGCTTTAATAAGCAGGTTATTTCCCTCATTCTGCAGGTCGCCCGCAGTGTGGTAAATGATGCCGCCGAGGTCAAATCGGAGCACGATAGACTGGTTGTTGACAAAATGGTGGCTGTCGTGTTCTGAAAGCTTGTTCGCCGGTGCTTGATAGATGCAGTTGCATTTTATATCTCCGACCGTGAAGGAACTGCCCTGCTTGAGGTATACATGGTTCGCAAGCTTTTTCGCCTGCTTGCGGATGGCATTTCCATATGATTTTTGATACTTATCAAGTTCCGTGCAATCAGGCAGATACAGGCGAGTGACAGGAAACGACTTGAGCAATGCGGTGAGTCCACCGTAATGGTCTCCGTGAGCATGGGATATTACAACAGCGTCAATCTTTTTTACCCCGACAGCCTTCAGCTTGCGGATAATCGTTTTTGATGCCGCCGCCTGTGCCGTATCAATCAGCACACAGTGGGATACTTCCGCGGTATCCGAATACTGCAAAATTGCGGTGCAGTCTCCATAAAGTGATTCATCATCCTCAAAAAACCATATGGGGTACACGCAGAACCGGGCGGTTGATTTTGTCCTGAGAATCCTGTCAACTTCCGCCTGTACTTTCTCCGCATCATACCCGCAGAATGTCAGCAGTAGCCTGCGCACTGAGCCTTTATCAAACATACCGCTTATAACAAGGTTAGCGGCGCTTGTGACGGACTTTCCGCGCATGGAGTATATATAATCAATCCTGTCCTGTGCCGCCGTGTAGCGCCGCCCGAGCGCCTTCCTGCGGGCTTCTCCGCGCCCATAATGCCCGGCTATGCAGGCAACGGCAATATACTTCGCTTCCGCCCTGTTGGAGACGCATACATCAACTTCCTTCTGTATCTCCTGTGCCCCTTTACCGCCGTACTTTGCAGTAAGCTTTTTCTTCCTTGTGTCCTTTGTACCGTACCGATTAAGCATTACATCCGATACGGCTATTACAAGCTCAAGCCTGTCCATTAGTCACCTCTTAAATCCTTATGCCATGATATATAGCATCCCTGCCACCTATGCTTCTTGTAATACAGCTGTGCATGTACCGCCTGCGCTTTAGTTTTAGGATATTCAATCCCCCTGATATAGATACCCTTTTTCCTGCACCAGTCCAGATAGTCGGTGTAATACTTGGTATCATCTGCTGACTGCCGTTTCTTGTCTTGATATAATACACCTTCCTGATTGACGGTCTTGATGATGTTCGGATGTGACATGATGAATTTCCTCACAAACACATCCCCGCCGTTAGGCATTACAATCAAGCCCAATGCATTGATTTTGAGAACCATGTTCGACAGTGCCGTATAGACCGCCTGTGCACTCGGCAGATTCCGGCTGTACTGCTTGCTGATTTCCTGCTCTTTGAGCATGTAATAAATGTCTGTATTATCCAGATATAGCCCGATTGCACCTGTGGCTTTTATCTGCTTTGCAAGGCTGATGATGTGGTCTTGCCATTCTCTGGCAGTCGGGTCAATCCAGTATTCACCCTCCCAGCCTTCGTATGGAGCAAGTCTCAGGTGTTTGAGTTTCTCGTAATAGGGACGCTGTTTTTCCAACGCCCCTACGTTCAAGTATCCGTATACCCACACGCCACGCTTCACAGCTTCACGGACGGCTTTTTCATGTCCTTCCGTATCAACTACGGCAAGGTCATGCCTTTTGCATTTCGCAAGCGTGCGGTGGATGTAATCAGATTCAAAGCAGTATGTCAGTGCCATTTACAGTCCTTTCTCGCAAGCGTGCGGGTTAATCCTGTCCTGCCATGAGATAGAATTTTGTCCCGTTTGTTGCCGCTACATCGTCAGGATTATCCGTAGACGCATATTGTGTCTTGAAGGTCAGCCCGACAGTGATGCAGTGTCGATACCTAACATTGTCCGAATATTTAAAGCCTGCTTTAACTGAGTTACGCTGTATGTGGCATAGTGGCATCATACAGTATTTTTCCTGCACCTCCTTTATTCAGATGCGTATGCAAACTCTATCTTTCGATATGTGTAAGTGCTTACCTTTTGCCCTACAACTAATGTGTTATGATTAAGCCAAGCGCACCCTTCAGTTTCTCTTGTGTTTGAATATGTTATAAGATGCTCTATTGCAAGAGTTGATGGATTAACAACTACTACATACTGCGTCGTATTATTTAATCCACAGGAAATAAAGAAGCGGTCATTGTAGAAACAGCATCCTTGTACAGCATCAAATCTATCAAACCACGAAAAGTCGTTTGAGTCTATAAGTCCGAAAGAATATGTTCCATCACCGTTATCAGTTTCATCGGCCATATTCCAAACACAAATCCGCATCAGTCCTGTTTTTGACTGATATGTCCCCTCAGTATACGACGCTGTGTAAAATCTGTTATTCGTTTCATCAATTCCGAAACCTGCCACATAAGTTCCGATTATCTCGGCAGAAAAAGCATATTTCTTTATAAGAGTCGATGATGTGCCAATTATACGATATACCCACACACCATCATTTCGAATATAAAACAATGGGAACTCATCGTCCGCATCGTAAAAAACGGTTGAAAATTGACAACTGTTCCCATGCCCCATATTCATCGATACATCTTTTATTTTCGTGCCAGTATTAATGTCAATTATTTGGAGTGCAGAATTTTCTTTTACCTGTGCTATCTTATTTCCATAAATAGCAAACCCTTGCATACTTGACTGAGGATAATTAAACAGGGTTGAAACTGTATAACTGTTATAATCTATTTCACCTTGTTCACCTTGTCTAAATACAACATTTCCACTTTTATCGTATGCGATATTTAGCGCAATTCCATTTAAACTATAAGCGGCGTTGATAGCACTCCCGTTTTTTGTATAGATGCTCATAATCAATCACCTGCCACGAAAGCGTTTCCACCGATAGACGGATAGAACTTACAATTTACTGTTTCATAGAATCCTGCTACACCATCAGAATTGCGGACACACGGTTTGAAATCCATAACAACCGATTCATTTTCTTTTCCTGTATCTGTATCATACTCGAGATCCTGTATTTTAAACCCATAACATCGAATATATCCACCGTCAACCGCGGTATCGGCTGTAGATGGGCCTGATGCTTTATAATTCTGTGCGCACAAGTAAACAGTTCCTTGTTCGCTTGAATAGTTCAATGGGCGGTTTTTATCGCCTGTTGTTTGAACGCCGTTAATGATAAATACAGGATAATCGCTGAAATAACCATTAAAATACACACTTATCTCATTAATCCCCGAGGGCTCCCACCCCTGCACAGCCGATGATACGCCAGAGCCTTTACCATAATAATAAAGATTGCCATCAGTTTTAATAAACGACATAAACCTATAAACTGATACATCTCCGCTCGGCGTTCCTTGATACCCAAATAGACTTTTATTTTCAGAAACCGCTGATACGGCAAATTTGCCTTCAAAGCTTTTTGTAACAGGTACCGAAGTAGTTCCGGCAATGAATCTATATCCAGTATCAATATACGCATCACCGTTAGATTGTACATAACTTTTTAATGTATATCCTGATGGTATAGGCGTAGATGAATCTGTTACTGTCACGCTAAATGTATCTGTCATACCACCATAGGAAGCAGTAATAGTACTTGTTCCTGCCGTAAGCGTTCCACTTAAAGTATATCCAGTTACAGTCTGAGTGGTACTATCAGAGTATCTTGCCGTAACTGTTAAATAAGGCTTCAGATCATCCAAAGAACTATTCGTGTAAATAACCGCACTGCCTTGAGTAAACGTAGCAGTAATACTCTGGAGTGTTGCCGACCGTTCGCTTACCGTAACATTAAATGTAGTTGTTTTTTCGCCATAAGAAACTGTAATCGTACTTGTTCCTGCCGTAAGCGTTCCACTTAAAGTATACCCAGTTACAGTCTGAGTAGTGCTATCAGAATAATTAGCAGTAACAACAAGATACGGTTTCAGGTCATTCAGAGAACTATTCGTGTAAATAACCGCACTGCCTTGAGTAAACGTAGCAGTAATACTCTGGAGTGTTGCCGACCGTTCGCTTACCGTAACATTAAATGTAGTTGTTTTTCCACTATAAGAAACTGTAATCGTACTGGTTCCTGCCACAAGCGTCCCACTGAGAACATAGTCTGTTATTGTACTTGTGCTTGAATCGCTATATCGCCCCGTTACAACCAGATTAGTTTTAAGGCTATCAAGAGTATCCGTATCGTACACTTCGCCGCTTTGTGTGTACACTGCACTGATACTTATAAGAGTAGCGGGCGGATAAAGTGCATTATATAAATCGTTGTAATACGTTTGTCCATCATCATCAATGTATGCAACCTTCTGTGCAATCTGGAGTAAAGCACTTTTTATATCATTGGTCAGTCCACTTTCGCCTTGCTCCAAATTCTCTACACGAGCATCTAAGTCTGATGTTGCAGACCACACTCCCCCACTGCTTACAGCATTTGTACTGCCCTGTGTGGGGACAGAGTCAATCGTGAGCGTCTTTGCACTCTCAGCGGCCTCACTTGCCGACTGTGCCGCCGCTTCTGCCCTGTCAGCCTGCTCCTGTGCCGCAGTTGCCGCCGCCTGTGCCGCAGTAATCTTTGACTGGAAATCGGCAAATTCCTCAATGATAGATTCACTCGTTACAGTTCCGGCGTCCATTGCCGCACGCTGGACTTCCATATAGAAGTTGGCAGTAATGAGTTCTTTGCCATCATGTTCAACAACAACCTCAAACACGCATCTTCCGTGTGCGGCTGTCATTTGTTGCATCTGCGCTTTAGTACCGGAGAATGTGCAAGTGTTGCCGATTCTTGTACCAGTCAGTTCAAAGCCGTTTCCGTCCCTCTTTGTACCCCTGATTTTAGTGGTAGCACCTGCCTCAATATCCAAATCCCCATCCGTGGAATACAGCTTGATTTTGAGAATAAAGTCAGATGAATACTGCTTGATGGGAATCACCAAAGGATACGAGTTCGGTGACACATTAAGTTTTTTGTATATTGTCCACATGTGCATCTCCTTACAGTGTCTTAATGCCGTATATATGAGTAATGGTAATAAAAAGCTGTGCCTCAAAACTCCCCGAGGTCGGAGCCGAGGAATATCCGCCATGTCCGGTAGTTCCATAACTCACAGAGTCGCCAATTTTTAACTGCGTGTTGCTTATCCTGCTCACAGTCATCCTGGCATCATGCGTCCCCATGCTTGCAAGCACAAATGCACCTGTGTCGTTCGTAAGCGCGTCAACTGGAATAAATGCAATGGGACATAGTTTTTGATAGTGCTCGAAATACACAGCAAGATATTGATATGTTGCCATGCTACTCGATAACGTGATAACTGCGTTTTTATAGTTTTCACTCCCTGTCCACAACTGGTCAATGGCAAGCGCACGTCTCGATGTATCGATGTTGTTGACGGTGTTTTGGATAGCGGTAATCCTATCGTCAACATCATCGTCAATCCGCTCGATTTCTGATGTTACGTTAGATTCGATTCTGGCAACATCTGCCCTTGCCTGCACATCAACGCTTCCGGTATGTCCTTCCTTGTTAAGTACATAAGCAGTTGCATATAATGCCCGTCTTACGTCCTCACCTTTTGCGGCTTTTGCCAACTCGTTAAGTGCGTCAACAATGGTATAAGTACCACCGTCTACCGCATCAATGATTTCTGTGATTTCTGCGTTTGATAACATTTTTACACCTTTGCAATCCAATGGAGAGTGTCTTCGACACCAGTATCAAGTGACTGATTTGTAACGCTGTAGGAGAATGATTCCTTTGTGATTTCTGTTATGCTAAGAGTTAGAGTTTCTGACTCAATCTCCGCATTTACCTGCGGCTTGTACATATATGCTTCTGGGAAAATAATAGTTCCGGTTACTGTACTGTTTGCATCTACTCCGATTTCTTCTTCTCCGGTTTGCAACTGCATAGTAACAGTTATGGCAGATTTCACCGTATTGATTTCTTTCGCCGCAGATTCTGCCGACGTGCTGATTACAGATAACACGTTTTTTCTATCCTGTATCTGCTTCGAAGTGATTGTGTTTATTGTCCCAAATTCATATGTTGATTCTGTCGGCTCATCAATCTTTATCTCCTGCGCTTCGCAGATAATATATTGGTTGATTCCATGAGGGTCAGAAACAATCGGGACAAGATAACCGCATTCTATCGATTCTGTTGTTTTATCTACAAGATTAAGGTCAACTGCATTTACCGTAAATGCTAATGGGTCAGTGATTCCGATTGCAAGGTCGGTCTGCGCACGCCTGTAAAGCACTTCGGCAGATGCGACTCCTTCGTACTCAACCACCTTCCAGATTCTGCCGTATCTTTCTATCCCTTCCGGTGATGCAATGTAGTTATTTCCGTCATTTACGCTTTCGATGGTTACACGTTCGCCAGTCTCTTCATCTTCATTGCCATATGGTACAATGATAGTAAATACATTTTCTGCATTTTGCTCTTGAGCAACAGAAAGAAGATTTTTGCCAAATTCTATCCCTTGTGTGCTCACTAAATCGCTATCAGCCAGATAGTCCAAATAGGTTACACCGTGCTCTCTGCGTATTTGCAAGACGCCGCCTAATGGACTTTCACAGGTTTTGTTTGTGATAGCGTCAAACATATCGGTGTTGACTTCTGTGGTGTACCGATTGAGTGTATTTGTCGGTTCATGCACGGTTACATTACCAAGGTGTATTTTTTTCCATGCATCGGCTTTTGCGTTATACATATCAAGCAAAAAGGATAACATTTGTTCAACTACATCATCCCCTTCCAGATTGAGCATAAAAGGTTCACACGGAACATCATGCAGAAAAGACAAAGCACCTTCACATGTAATAGTTTTACAGTTGTAATCATCTTTTTGACATCCGATTATTCTGCCGTAGAAAATACACTTATCGTCTCGATAGCATTCAACAGGCATTTTTAGCATTTGAATTCCGTCATACCCGCTTGCTCCCGGACAAAGGATAAAAGTCAAACCTCCTGCTTTATTGCGTCCAAGTGACAATGTGGGAGACAGCACGCCTGTTTGCCCCGGTGTATATATGGTTATTCCACCTGCTGTTATCGTATACATTACAGCGTTCCACCTCTAAATATGATCGATACTGTACCGTTGCCCGATAAAGTGATTGTTTTCTTTTCGTCCGCAAGCCGTAATGTAGGAATTACGCTTTTCCCTTCAGGCAATGCGTATGTCATTCCGTTGTATTCGGCATAAATACTGCCTGTACAGTCAAATGTGGGAGTAATCGGCAACTTAGATGCACAGATTTCTATTTCCTGCTCTCCGTCTATTACTAAGTTTTTAAAACCCCATGCATAATCCGTTTCAAAGTCAAAATCATCGAGCAACCACTCACCATCTGTGCCGTTTTCCATGTATTTGTAAGGGTCAACGGTTCCGGTGATGGTTACGTCAAATTTAAATTTATCATACTCGATGTTTTCAACTGCAAACCGTCCTTCCCAATGCCCCTTTTCGGTATCATCGAGGTACAGTTTTGCACTCCGGCCTTGCAAAAAATTCAAGATTTCAGAGATCACTCCGTCCCATTCTTCTCGTTTGGCAATGCACCTATAAACTCCGATAAATGTAGCCGGATCATAGTGTACAAAGCCATCAAGCGATTGCGTGAGGTCGATCACTCCGTCTCTGCCAGGGACTATTTGTGTTCTTGTTTGCGGCACAGGCGGCGATACTCTCGCCGCCCCTACCTGTAAGAGATTCCAGTCGTTATATGTATGCTTTTCTCCCTTATCGGTGATAAATTTTGCTCCGTAAATCATATAACGCCTCTCTGTTTAAGTTGCACTGTGCTTCCGAGTCTACGGTCTACGTTTGCAGATACCCTCCTGCCGTCAAGCATGATAACCGGGTCAAGTTCATTGAGCCTTGTAAGGATATCTTTTAACAGCACTATCATTTCATCGTTGTTGCTCCCTGTTGCTTCACGGATATCTCGCATAAGATTATCCCTGCCGTACACCATCTCGTCTCCTGCTTCCCCAAATCCCATAGCAACGGTTGGAGCGGTGAATAACCAAGGGTTTTCCATAGCTTTTCTGTGCCATGAAATGGAGAAGTGCGGAGCAGACGGAGGATTCAGGGAGAATTTTCCGCTGATGCTGATGTGCGGCATTTTCAAGCGAGGCAGATGCCAGGAAAAATGCATCTTACTCTTAATCTTTTCAACTGCATTGGATACGGCATTTTTCGCACTGTCCATAGCACCTTTGATTTTCTCTTTGATGCCATCAAAGATTGATACGACTTTTTCTTTTGCCGCCGAAAAACCGGATGAAATCTTGTCTTTGATTCCGTTTACAACGGTTGAAACTTTATTCTTCGCAGATTCAAAACCAGAGGAGATTTTTTCCTTTATGCCATTAACAGCAGATGTAACCTTTTCCTTTGCCGCATTAAATCCGGAGGAAATGGTCGACTTGATCCCGTTAACCACAGTGCTAACAGTTGAGTTAATAGCATTCCATATTGTCGAAACAACACTTTTGATTGCATTAAGAACCGTTGAGACAGCGGTTTTAATAGCGTTCCAGACCGTGGTGATAATATTTTGGAGATTTGTAAGAGTGGTCTGGATGTATGATTTAATTGCATTCCAGATTGTTGTGACTACCGTATTAATCGCAGTCAATACGGTTGTGATAACGGTTTTAATGGCATTCCAAACCGTGGTGATTACCGTCTGGATTGCGTTTATTACCGTAGTAATGACGGTTTTTATTGCATTCCAGATCGTAGTGACAATGCTCTGGATATTTGAAAGCGTAGTCTGGATGTACGATTTAATTGCATTCCAAATCGTAGTGATAACCGTTTTTATAGCGTTAAATACTGTATTAATTACAGTCTTAATCGCATTTATCACCGTGGTTACAACGGTTTTTATTGCATTCCAAACGGTTGTTGTTGCCGTCTGGACGGCTTTCCATGCGGCTGAAATAAATGCCTTTATCGCATTAAATACCGTTGTTACAACGTTGCTTACCGCTGTTACAGCGGAGGATACAACACTTGTGATAGTGTTCCATGCCGCCGTTGCAGAGTTGACAACATCCTGCCAGATTGCCGCAAATGCCGCACCAAGATTTGTCAAAACCTCAATCGCCCCTGCAACTATGCTCTGTATAGTCTCCCACAGTCCAGTTACAAAACTTCGGAATCCTTCGCTGGTATTCCAGAGATAAATGACTGCCGCAACGATTGCACCGATGAGCGCCGGAATCAGGATGAGCGGCCCACCGGCAAGAGTTGTGATAACGGACACAAGTCCGGCAAAGCTCTTAATCATCGACAGCGCAGAAATCAGGCCGCCGATAGCACCAACGACTGTTGATATTGCTCCTGCTATGCCTGCAATGATACCGACAAGTCCAACACCAGCAATGGCACCGGCGACAACCACGACAACGCCCTTGATCGTTTCAAAGTGCTTGACGAAGAAATCAATTACTTTTCCGATTGCATCAAAAGCCACGCTGAAGACTTTTCCTAGTCCATTAAGCACAGGAGTAAGCTGCGGAAACGCCTGCGTCAATCCATCGCCAATAGATTTCATCAGGTTTTTGCCACCCTCTATCATCATGGGAGCGGCTTGTATCACAGCGTTTTTAAGCTGTGTCACAACCATTGGTATCTGCCGTATCAGGACGCTGATAATAGTAGGCAATGCCTTTACGAGTCCTGCTACAAGTGACGTTGCCGCCGAAATAAGTCCGGGAAGGATTGCCGCCATCAGTCCGGGAAGATACTGCGAGATGATGGGAGCGGCTTGGCTGATAAACTTCCCAATACCCTCTAAAGCACGCTGTATTGCAGGAATCAACTGGTTAAGTAAACCAGTACCTTCTTTATCTCCAACAACAGCAACGATGAGGTTATCCATCAATTGCCCTAAATCAGCATCAGGATTGGCAAATCCTGCGACCAGGTTTTCCCATGCGGCTTTCGTCATGTTGAAAGCGCCTTCGATTGTTGTGGCCGCTTCTTTCGCCGTTGTTCCCGCAATGCCCTGCTCGTACTGGACAACCTGTATCGCTTTGACAATATTGTCAAAGGACATTGATGTGCCATCAACAGAAAGCCCGAGTTTTTCTTGCGCGTCCTTCGCCGCCGCCGCGTCTGCAATCAAACGTTGCATCTCTGACTTCGTCCCACCATACCCGAGCTTGAGGTTGTCGAGCATGGTGTAATTTTGCTTCGCAAAGCCCTGAAATGCATATTGCACCGAAGCCATATCCGTCCCGAAGGTATTGACATTGTCGGACATGGCACGCATGGCAACATCGGCAAGTTTCGCGGCTTCCTTCGTGTTCCCGCCGAGGGAGTTAATCAAAGCCGCGGCGAAGCCGGTAGCCTGTTCCATGTATTGGTTTGCAGACATGCCAGAAGTCTTATATGCATCATTCGCGAACCTCATTACATCGTCCGCCGCACTGCCGAACAGCTTCTTTACGCCGCCTGCTAACTGCTCATACTCCGCGTATCCATTAACCGCCTGTTTGGTCAGGAAGCCGACTGCCGTTGCGCCTGCGCCAATGGCTACCGCTCCGACTTTCGCAACCGTTTTTATTGCGCCGCCGACTTTTCCGATGGTGTCACCGAAAAGCCCTGCCTTCTTTTTTGTACTGTCTAATCCCTTGTCATATTCAGTTGTGTCGAGCGAGATTTTTGCAACTAAATCAAGGACACTTGCCATTTCTTACACCTTTTGTTTCAAATTCCATTTTTTGATAATTTCAGCGGCTATTTCATCGCCTGTCTTTTCTACCTTTTTGGGTCTCGCGTACTGCAGGCAATCTGCGTACCTTGCTGTCAGTGGCTCAGCGCCGGAAGGTGTAAGCCTGTTAAAGATTCCAGTCAGCAAGTCAGTGACATAAACCCTGTACAGCCTTTCCTCTTCCCGGCTATTGTAAAGGGCTATACAGTGTTCAACTATATAGCCCTTCCCAAGTATCTCTATTAATTCAACATTCAGTCCTGAGTAATCCCAAGCCTGCGCCCCGCCGACAGCAATGAGACAAAAAAATTCCAAACCGACTGTTCCGCAATCAGTTCGCTGATGCTATCCATGTAGTATGTCATGGGGTGATTATCCACCTCTGCGGGCGGAACGAAGCACAACAGCCCGAGCAGTTCAACGGTCTCGTCAGGGTGCTCATCCATAACAACGTCAAACATCGCGGACAGGTTCTTTCCTGCCTGCTCACGCATGAGCTTTGCAATTTCTTCGTCCGTTGCGCCCTCAGGGATTGCAGGCTTCTTTTCCCTGATTTTCATAATGTCAGTTTCTGTGAGCCATTTCTCCACTGCGTGTTTTATGAGCCGGGTCTGTATTGCGAATTCTTTCGGTGTGCAGTTTGCAAGATTCTTTCCCATACTTTACTCTCCTTTTACGCCGTTCCTTCCTTGCAGTAAATGTCGAAAGGTACTTCGTCCATGTTGGTAATATCGTAATGAGCGTGATACTCGAAGCTCATTGTGCCCTTTGCGTTCTTGCCAGACTGAATCTGGAAGCCCGTTGTGTTCAGTGCATTTTTCAGGCGGATTGCAAGAAATCCTGCATTGTTACCTGTGTTCTTGTCGGAGTAGTCTCCAATCCACCATACTTCCGTGAAATCAGTTTCAAGCAGTTCGCCGCGAGGGATAACGTGTGTAGTATCGCTCGAATCAACATCTGCCGCCGCGAGCAAGCCCGCAATCCCGCTTGCTGAGCAGGTCAGGAATGTACCTGCCATAGATGCGTCATACTGCTCAAGGTGCTTGAGCTGTTTAGTATTTGCGGGGCAGTTGTCAACGTCTTCTCCAAAATCCGAATATGAGGGGTTGGAGTTGAAGTTGACACCGCCGGAAGTTGCGCCGAGAATGTTGCCGATTTCGCCGGTTTCAGGGGTGAAGGTGTCAACAAGAATACCGGCATTGAGCTGTAAATGTGTAAATGCATCAGCAGGCATTTTTGTATATTTCTGCATTGTGTGTCTCCTTATACTGTAAGAAACTCAACCTCAACATTGAGGAAAATACGCTGTATTTTTTCGTCATCTGAGCCGCTTCCGACCACCTGAGCGAAAGGGGTGTATTGGGGGATGCGGAACCACAGCACACCGTCATCAACATGGGTGATGATACCGTTTCCTATTGTCTTTTTGATTTCTTCGGCTTTTTGCTTTATCCATGACCATGAGCCGGAGCGATTCCACAAGTGGGCGGACATTACCCTTGCACTCTCCCATGTGCCGGAAAATGATTCATAGGTTATATGGGGGTATGCAGGCTGTTCACCTTCATCAAAGGTAGTTTGCTCGTCATAAGCGTCAACGCCGAACTGTTCCCAAAAAGCCTGTATCGCCTGATAGTTATTCATCGACTCTAAATTCTTCCGCCCTTACCACTCTCATATTAAGGCTTGCCGTGTCAGGTGTTTTCCTGTCCTTGCCGTCAGTGGTGATGCGGAAAACCTTTCCGTCCCTATCCCGCCTGATAACATCGTGGTACTGCAGGACAACTGACTTTTTAGTGGTAATAGTGTAAACATCTTTTACCCCTTGAACGGATGCCGTGCGTGCCGCAAGGGAATCATCAAAAACAATAGCGGCTGTAATGTCAGCGCCTTCGGTGTAGGTTGTGATAACACCGCCATAACCGTCTTTTTGGGTCTTTTTGTCAAGGATTTTGCACGGCTCAAAAGAATCTTCCAGTAGCGACATTAAAGTTTCCTCCACCTTGAAAGCCTTGCGGAAAACGCCGTTTTCCATGTGTTGGGGTTGTACAACGTACCGTCCGCAGATACAGCCCCGGCTGACTTGTTGTACGAATAGCCTGCGAAGGATTCGGAGTTGTATGGTGACATTGCGGCACTGTCCACGCCGCCATACTTCGCCTGCCAATCCTCGATTTCCGTTACAAGGTCAATAAACACCTGCGGAACGCGCATGTACCACACAGCCCCTTCAAATGTTTCTTCGCTGAACTCTGCATCGCCGTACTTCCAAACCCCGTCGTTGAACACCGAGCCGATAATGCGGATGTACTGCCCTTGACGCGGTAAAACACCATAAGGGACGAAGATTTCTCCGCCCCTTACCGTTATTGTTCCAATCACCTTGTCGGAGCGATTTTCGCAGAACCAGTTATGCAGGTATTCACAGATTTCAGTCAGCATTTCTCTTTCTCCTTCCGACCTTCTTTACAGATTCCGGCTTTTCATCAGGTTCAGGAACAAACTCAATGAGCGGAGTTCTCTGCAAATTGCGGTCAGTGGAAAGTTCTGCAAGGCGGTCAGCACTCACGCGCATTCCATCACGGGGGAATTTGTCACCGATATTATAGGGATGCATTTCATCCTGAATGTCTTCAAAGTATCTGAGCACCTTGTACATGCTTTATGCTCCTGCCAAGCTTCTTGTGTAGTAGGTCTTACCGCTGACCACAGTTGTGTCAGTGGAAGGGAAATATGTGTTGTCTGCGGCTTTCTCGAAATATCCGAGCGCAGAAGGGTTTCCAGAGGGACTGGATACAGCGGTGTATGTCTCTGTGCCGATATCGACAACGGCAATACCGTCAAGATACTCCGCAAAGAGCACCATGCCCATAAGGGCGGTTGACTCAGAGACAAGAGTGTTGTAGTTGCCGTCTACGTGGAAACCAAGCAGGGGAGTTTCGCCGTCAACACGGAAGTTAAGACCGGCACGGGCGAAATCTGTATCTGCGGGGTTGATGTAGTACAGGATAAGGTTCTCAACCGGCAGTGCTACAACCTTTCCAGATGGAATGTAGGAACTCAGGAAAAGCCGGGAATAACCGAGGAAGTTTTCGATGTATGTCATGCCGAATGCGGTCTGGACAGTAATGTTCGCCGCACCGAGATAATCATATGCGTCAAGGATATTGCAGAAGCCGACAACCTCTGTAATACCTTTCTTCATCTTCTTCCATTTATTCCTGACTTCGCCCTGTGCCTTTGCCAGAGCCGCCTGAAATGTAGCCGCCGCACGGACGAGAGAGCCGGTCTGGATGTATGCAATGAAGCGGTCAAGGACAACATCCTGAAGCTCAACAAGGAACTGGTCATCAGTCATCTGGACAGCGGCATCATAGCCGTGGTCTGCAATGGCTTCTGCGGATACAGCCTTTTTATACTTGTTAAGCACAATAGGCGCATAGGTTTTTTCCTTCACCTCCGCCTGAGAGTAGGGGATGACTTCACCCTCACCAACTGTGCCGGACTGCAGGGTGACTTCTGCATACTTTGATTTCAGGATTGTGCCGGGGGTTTTCTGTACAAGCCGGGAGATGCTCATAAGCTCACGCAGGTCATCCCAGTTACTTGTAAAGCGTGAGACAAAATCTACCTCACGTACTGTAATGATATTTGCGGATTTTGTAAGATTAGCCTGTGCCATCTTCTTTCTCCTTTCACTCGATACCGAAGATTGTCGGATTTTCCGCGATGGCTTTCTGCCGCTCTGCGGAGTCCTTAATCTTCATAATGTCTTCTTTGGTTTTTGTAGGCTTACCGCCTTTCAGCGGGTCATGCCTTTCAGCCCCGTGGGTTTCTTCCGTTGGGATATGGTCACTCCACTCTTCCTTAACAGCTTTAAGGATTTCCTTCCTTGTGGTGATTTCACCCTTGTCGTCAAGCTCAACGCCGTCAACATCCGAATACTTGAGGATTTTTGCAAAATGGCGTTCAGGGATGCCTGCGTCTTTGAGGATAGACTTGTATGCTTCCTCTTTTGCGGCATGCTCCGCATTGCGCTTCACCTCTGCCTTGTAGTCCTCAAACTCCTGTTTCAGTGCGTCATAATCCTTGCCTTCGCGGGCTTTTTCATCCTTCGCAACCTGAGCCTTGAGTGTGTCCAACTCCTTCTGGACATCGGTCAGTTTGCCTGCTTCCGCTTTTGCATCCGCGAGCTGTCCTTCAAGCTTTGCCATTTCATCCTTCAGCCCGGATACTGTCTCTGTATGTGCTTCAATAATCTGTTCGATTTTTTCCGCTTCGATACCCATTGCGGAAAGCTGTTTTCTTGTGAGTGCCATGTAAATCTCCTTTTCTGCGGTGGCGGTTCTTTGCCATTCGATTTGTTTTTGAGCAAAATAAAAAGCCAGACATACAGACGTCCCTTTGCCTGCATATCTGGCTTCTATTGCCCTGCCTTCACCGCTTATTCGGTGAGGGTTCGTATACGGTTTTGCGCTTCTCTTCCATGACAACAACCCCGTCACCTTTCCTTCGGACTATGGCGTTGTTCCCACGCTTGAGCACCGCTTCAATGGCGGCAACTGCATTGCCGTCAACTTTAACAATCAATATACACCACCCCTCATTGACCAGTCAAGTCAATTCTTGCTTAATGATGCCTACAATATCGCTCGTGTTGTTTGTGACTGCGTTTTTCAAGAAACGGTTTGCTTCCATCCTGTCGGTTTTGTGGAACAGCTTTTTCAGTAGTCCGCTTGAAGCCCCCTCATGTACATAGATTGCGTAACTCACGTTAGTTCCGACATATACAGCCCTCTTACCTTTCGGCTCTTTTGGCATTGTACCTGCATATGAGCCGCTTGTCGGTCTCGCCGCCTGAAGGATAGACCAAACACTATCCTCGTTGTATCTGCTTTCCTTGTCTGCGGAGTAGCCGCTTATCGCAGTCCCTTCGCCGTCCAGTGCGTAGGTTATGGAATTCCTAAGCAGACCGGTATCAATTCTTTGAGGTGACTTGGAAAGCTCCACTTTTGCGGCTGAAGATACCTGTATGCCGACTGCCGTCAGTGCTTTCGTCAAGCGCATCTCAAGCTCCTGCTTCGCTTCCTCAGTGTTGTCAGCGGCTATTGTTACAGAAAAATTTTTAGCCATTCCTGTATTTCCTCACATACTGCATCTTTATCGCCTTGCCTGTTTCGTACTGTTTAAGGATAGGTTCGAACTTCTCGTGCCCCGGCTTAACCTTTACCCAGTCATCGAAGCTCATTGTCATCTTGTCGGAATCTGTGAGTGTATCGTGCTCAAATCCCTTTATCCATGCTAACAGCGTGCACCTGCAGTTATGGGCGATTGCAAAATTGCCGTTGCTTTTTTGACCAGATTTGTCAATAATATTATTGACAAAGTAGTATCCGTTTTTAGTCTGGAGGTTATATACATGAAGAGGATGCCGCCCCGTGTGTCTGTTGACACTGACTATATTATCAGCGAATACCTTTCCGGCAAGTCCGCCAAGGCTCTCGCCGCCGAAATCGGGCATAGCAGGCAGGTTGTTTATCGTGTTCTGCGGAATGCCGGTATTGCCACTCGTAACCGCTCCGAGTCCATGTACGTCCGAATGTCTCAAACGCCACAAGAAGAGCGTCAACGCCTTGTGGCGGCGGCTCATGAGGCGAAGCGTGGATGTGTAAACTCTCCTGAAACCCGCCATAAAATGGCGCTTGCACGTAACAAGCGGGTTGGCATTTTTGAACAGGAGTTCATTGATGCCCTCACTAATGCCGGTATCGAAACAACCCCTCAACAGCCGTTTCTTGCTTACAACCTCGACATCGGATGTGGGAATGTCGCCGTGGAAATTGAAGTCGCTCATGGAACGCTTATCCACAGTTCCAAGTTCAGAAAACGTCTTGTGGATTGTCTCGAAGGTGGGATGAGTTTGATTTACGTTTCCATCGGGAAAAACCGCATTGTCACTGATGCTTGCTACAAGCAGGTCATCTCCCTTGTGCAATCGTGCCGCCGGAATCCACCCGAATGTTGTCAGTATTGGGTGGTTCGGGGTACAGGTGAAATTTACGCCACCGGCAGTCTTTACCGTAATCAGCTCACCTGAATATTCATGTTCGTAGCTTCTGACTATTTCGCTGTCGGAAGCTACATTTGTTTCGCCTACAAAGCAGTTCCAGATTTCTTTCTGCGGGGCATCGGATGTACCTGTGCAGTCAGCCGGGTACATGATAGTGTAGCCGTCAGGTGTGTGGAAGGGCTTGTCAACAGTAGTCCGTTGACCGTGCATCAGCCTGTGAGCGTGCCTTGTGCGGTTGTCCAGTACAGCCGCCCACTCAATAATGAGGTCTATCCCCATGCCAGCCGCCCGCCTGTATGCTTCGTACCTTCCGGCGTTTTGTGCACCTGTTGCCATTGTGCGGGCATTCCTAACAGCGGCTTTATAGTCACTGTCAGCGACTTCTTTCGCAAGCCGTTTTGCCATATCGGGAATGCTGTCACCCTGCAAAATAGCCTGTATAGCGACGGACTGTATTTTTTGTTTTGACCACCGCTTTGCTTTGCCTTCTGCTATTCGCAGAGATACCTTTCTCCCGGGTGGCGGCATCAGCTCCGGGTTATTGCGGATTATTTCTTCACCGGCTTCGGGGTTGG